TTCCAAGGAGATAGAGGATTCCAAGGATTTATAGGTTTCCAAGGATTTACAGGTTTCCAAGGTATTAAAGGAGACCAAGGTTTCAAAGGAGATCAAGGTTTCAAAGGAGATCAAGGTTTCAAAGGAGATCAAGGTTTCACTGGAGCTAACTCAACAGTACCTGGACCACAAGGATTCACCGGAGCTAACTCAACAGTACCTGGACCACAAGGATTCACCGGAGCTAACTCAACAGTACCTGGACCACAAGGATTCCAAGGATTACAGGGTCAAATAGGATTCCAAGGAGCATACGCTGCTAACCCAACGCGATTATGGGCAGCTAATTACCCTTCTAATTATTATATAGAAAATAACTGGAACGGTTCGTATTGGTCAATAACTTCAAACCATCCGAGTGGAGTAAAAGTATCATATGCAGATTCAGCAGGCTCTGCCGCAACCTCTAGTTATTCTGCACAAGTTGGAATTGGTTATAACAATGATTCAAACTCAACATATCAAATGTTATGGGGATCTAGTAATAGTGTTTTTGGTACTGGTGGTATTTACTGTAACCCATATACTGATACCATATATGCCAATGGAGATATGGTAGCATACGCATCGTCAGATAGAAGATTAAAGGATAATATAAAACCAATTGAAAATGCTTTATTAAAAATATCTAAAATTGGAGGATATTCTTTCGATTGGAATGACAAGCAAATCATTTATACCGGAAATGATATTGGAGTAGTTGCTCAAGAAATTGAAGAAGTACTTCCACAGTTAGTTGAAACTAGAAGTAATGGATACAAAGCCGTTAAATATGAAAAACTAGTTGCATTATTAATTGAAGGTATAAAAGAACAACAACTACAGATTGATGATTTAAAATCAGAAATTTCAATACTAAAAAATAAATAATTAAAGGTATGAATATTGTATATGAATTTACAAATTTAAAAATTAAAGTGGCACCTACCCTAAATGGACATGAAAACGTGGTTACACGTGTACATTATGCATATAGAGCATTGGATATTGATTCCAACACATTTGCAGATTATGAAAGCTTTCATAACTTTGAATTATCGGAGAATACTCAATTCAATCCATTTGAATCTTTAACACAAAACATTGTTAAGGAATGGTTAGAAGCTAAGGTTGATACAAACGTATTACAACCTGGATTAATACGAGGTGTTGAAGATAAATTACTATCAAAATATGTTAGTATTAAAGCTCCATGGGAAATTGAACCAGACGTAACACTGGAAGTTGCACCTGTTACAGAAATATAATAACTAAATTTTAGTTATATTAATTAGGGACTCTTTATAGGGTCCCTTTTTTAGTGATATATAATAAGATAATATAATAATAAACTAATCTAAATTTAATAATATAATAAACATGGCAGACATTATATCACACTTAACATCATCTGATAATATACTAATGTATATTGATTCTGTAGAAAAAAATTCATCTGAATACAAATTAAATGGATGGATTTTTGCAACTAATGGTAAAATACAAGGTATTAATACTAATGATGTAAAAATACAAGAACCATTACAATTCACAGATAGAACTGATGTTACTTCATTTTATTCAAATATAACTAATTCTGATATTGGGTTTGAGATTTCAATTAATAAATTAGATATTTTTAAACCAATTAAGGTTAAGGTACTTGATAAATCTACGAATGAATTAATAGATTATGAAATAGAATCATTTGCAAAATGGATTGCGTATTATTCAGGATTTAAAAATACCAACAAAGGGGTTATCGTTGTAGATAATTTTTATAAAGATCCAGATTTCATAAGAGAATGGGCTATTAATGAAATTAAATTTTCACCATCCGCATATCATAAAGGTGAAAGAGCAACAAGCAGATTTTCTGCATTTAACACAAAGGAAACATTAGAACAAATAATTGGAAAGCCAATATATAATTGGAATCATAGTTCATACGCAAATGGAATATTTCAATTCTGTACCGCTGATCAACCTATTGTGTACCATGTTGATAATCAAACATATGCTGGTCTTGTATTTTTAACACCAGATGCTCCAGCATCGACCGGTACTGCATTCTATAGAAGCAAAGTTACTGGAGATTATAGTTTTGATGATGCAAAAAGAAAAACTATGAATTATGTGCGAGCCTTCCAAGGTAAAAGTGCAGAAATGAATTTTTATGATGGTACCAATTTCGAAAAGATTGATGAAGTTGGAAACGTATATAATAGATTAGTACTATTTGACGCTAAAAATATTCATGCAGCAACACAATACTTTGGAGATGCAATTGACAATGCAAGATTTTTTCACATGTTCTTTTTTGATGTATAATAAATAATAACTTAATATAATAATATGAAATTTAGCATAATCACAAGATGCACCAGACTTGGTAATATCGAAACAGTAAAGAAATCTGTATTTAATAATTTACCAAAAAACACAACAGTAGAATGGCATGTGGTTTTTGATACAGCCGCGTTAAAGGATATCGATGCCGAACTATTAAATAAATTAGATGAAAAGGGTACTACTCTTCATTTCATGAAAGGAGACGGTTGGGGTTTAAGCCAATTAAATTCTTTAATAAAAAATTTAGATGGATGGGTATACCATGTAGATGATGATAATATAGTACATCCTGATTTTTATTCTACTATTGAAAATGAATATAAAAATAATAAAGATGCAAAGGCATTTATATTTTCACAGTACGTTGGGGGTAATGACTTTTCTAAATTAGAAATAAGAGAAGCAATTCCTGAAAATGTTGCAATATCTAAAATAGATTTGGCGCAATGGTTGATTCATTCAAGTTTGCATGCAAATTATGAATATGGATCAGGATATGTTGCAGATGGTACTTTTATAACTAACTTATATAATAATGAAAAGGATAAATTTGTATTTATAAAAGATATTCTATGCCATTATAATTATTTAGAAAAAAGATCAACTGCAAAAGTTCCTACCATTTTATATATTGGATTAGATGAACCTGAATTAAAGTCTTTAAAAATATTGGATTATGAAGCTGATAATTTAAATGTAAAATATTTAAAATCAGATGAAAATATTCAAGGATATTTATGTGATATTAAACCAGATTGTATTGTAACTAGAGGCGATACATGGGAAGAATTTCCAATTTTAGCAAGCATGCCATTGCAATTTCGTAGAAAATGGATAAATATTTCACAAGCAGAATCAATAGAAAATGTAGGACAATATGCATATCAATGTGCAATGGCAATTATGTTAGATCCAAATTCTTTAGAAGATTCCGAAATGATATCGTATACGACTCCAATCTATAATACTAGAGAAAAATTATATGATACATACCAATCATTGCTAAATCAAACATATTCTAATTGGGAATGGGTGCTTGTAAATGATTCAACGGATGGAGGTAGAACATTAAAGATAGCGGAAGATATTGCAGCACACGATCCTAGAGTTAAGGTATATGACTTCAGAGAGAAGAGTGGAGGAAATATAGGTGAAGTTAAATGGAGAGCTAATTGCATGGCTAAAGGATTTATTCTTGCTGAATTAGACCATGATGATTTATTGGTTCCATGGTGTACTATAGATTTATATAGAGCTGCAAAGAAACATCCGGAGGCAGGATTCTTTTTTAATGACACATTAGAGGTTAATGAAAATTGGGAGTGTCAAACATATCCAGAAGGATTTGCATTTGCATATGGTTCATATCGGGACGAAGAGTATAATGGAAAAATGATGAAGGTTGCAAACCAACATAATATCAATCCAAAAACAATTCGACATATTGTTGGAGTTCCAAACCACGTAAGAGCATGGAGACGTTCTACTTATTTTGAAATAGGTGGACATAATAGAACGCTAGCAATCGCAGATGATTATGAATTAATTGTAAGAACATTCCTAAAAACAATAACTTGCAAAATTCCGAAATTAGGATATGTTCAATTTTTATATAATAATGCAACAGGTCAAAATACGCATGATTTGGCAAGAGCAGATATTCAAAGAAGAGTAAGAACAATTGGTTATCATTATAATGAACAAATTAAAGATAGATTTGAAGCACTTGGACTTAAAGATTGGGCATATGACGAAAATCCAAATGCACCACTAAATTCAATACCGCGATATGGCGATGCAGAAATGGCAGCCAATATCATCTATAACGAAAATGAATAATACCTTTGTAAAAATATGGGTCCATAATATGGAAGTTGATCGAATGGTCGACTTCCTTTTAGGGCGTATAGAAAAAGCACCACACTACCTCACGCATAATACAGATATTCCTGAGTCAATAACAGGAGGTTGGATAGAATTATCTATCTCGTTTGATAGATACTTAACACTTAGACAAACCACCGATAATAATTGTATTTCAAATCAAGTTTAAACTTTTTAAAAAACTTACATATAATATTATATGGCAAAGAATAAAAAAGAACTTGTAATCTATGTTGTAAAGCCTAAGATCGGAGAACGATATTATTTTAGGTTTGCTGGAACTAGAATGTATGGTCCAATAACTTCAATATGTGAAAAATTAACTAAGCATTATGGATATCCATATTACTGGTTTAAATGCGATGTCGAAGGTAAAAAATCATGTAATTATCCAGTTTCAATTTATAATATTTCTAAAAAACTAGAAGATGTATAGCGTATCAAATTTAAAATCAATGTTGTTTATCGACATTGAAACCGTTTCCGAATTTAAATATTATAGTGACTTTTGTGAGGCAAGACCTGGCGCAATAATTCATTGGGTAAAAAAAGCAGAAAATTATAGAAGAACAGAGGATGACCTTAAGGATTTAAGTGATGCAGATCTTTATATGAAAAATGCAGCATTACACCCTGAATTTGCAAAGATAATTGTAATATCGATTGGACAAATTCAATTTGATGAAGCCGGAAATCCAATTGTTGAAAAAATCAAATCATTTTATGGAGATGATGAGGCAATATTCCTACAAGAATTTATGGGAACTGCTCAGGCAATATTTAATAAAAATTCAAATATCCAATTTACTGGACATAATATAAAGAACTTTGATTTTCCATTTCTAATTAAGCGTTCAATTATTAATGGAGTAAAAATTCCACAACAACTTCATTTGCAAAACAAAAAACCATGGGAAAATTGTTTATTAGATACCTATGAAATTTGGAAATTCGCAGGTTGGAACAGTGCATCCCTTGATTTGATATGTGATTCATTAAATATTCCTTCGCCTAAGGCCATTATGAAAGGTAGTGAAACAACTGAAGAATATTGGAATGGAAATCTTGAAAAGATTAAGGATTATTGTGAGGCAGATGTTAAATCAACAATGAATGTTATGTTAAAACTTTCATACTTACCAATATTATAACGTTATGAAAGTATGGGCATATGTTACCGTGTGGAATGAGGAGAAGATGCTCCCGTATTATCTAAGACACTATTCTACTTTTTGTGAAAGAATAATAGTATTAGACAATCAATCAACAGACAACACTCTAAGGATTTGTAAACAATATCCAATAGTAGAAGTTAGAGAATATAATACAAATGAAACCTTTAATGATTACGTTCATTTAGATTTAAAACATCAATGTATTAATGACGCTAAAGGAAATGCAGATTATATTATTGTAAGTGATTGTGACGAATTTATAGTACATCCAAATATTTTAGAATGGCTAGAAAATAATGATAATGCTGTAATATTTCCAGCAGGATTTCAAATGGTATCTCAATCATTTCCAATAGAAGATAATCAAATATACGATGAGATTAAGTATGGAGTTCCAGATCCATGGTACTCAAAACCAATATTGATTAATCCAAATAAAGTGGATTCATTTGAATGGATTGAAGGTTGTCATGAAATAGATTTAAATTCCAAAATACATGGAGAAATATACCATCCAGTTCCTTCAAATATTAGACCAATTGGAGAATGGAATGGACATCCATGGGGAAGATGGAAAATGCAATTTGAAATATTAAATTCATTTAACGATTTTCCAATAAAATTATTACATTATAAGTTTATGGGAAAGGATTATGTAGAAGGTAGATATCGACAGTACGCTATTAGAAATAGTGAAGCTAATATAAAGGCAAAATTGGCTATTCATTATGAAACATCACTACAAAATAATTCAATACAAAACGAAATAGATGAACTAGAATTAAAGGCTATTAAAGTAGATTGTTAATAACTTTTTGAAAATAAGTAGCCAAACATTTTTTTGTTTGGCTTTTTTTGTTTATATTTACATTATAATTAAAACTAATAAATAAATCATATAACTATGGACGACTTTAACTTTAATGAACTATTCGAGGAAGATAACGAAATCGAAACTATGAAAAAAGAGGCACAGATGGAAGAGGCTATGTATGAGCTAAAAATGAAATTAGCAAACGAAAACTATAATATGATTATAGAAAATGGAATAGATATAAAAATGATGAAGAATAATGGATTGGATATTAAAGCCTTGAACATAACTCTTAATCAAATGCTAGAAATATTCGTCGAGGTTGAAGAATATGAAAAATGTTCTAAAATCAAGGAAATACTAGAAAGAATTTAAATATAATATATTAATAAGATAATATGAACGAAGAAGTATTAAAGAGCATTGCAGATAGTTTATTACGTATCGCAGTATGCATGGAAAACAAGCAATCAAGAGAGGTTGCATTAAATAAAAAGAAAATTCAAGAGGCTAATAAAACATCATCTAAAAAATAGATATGAATTATTATGAAACTCTTAATGTTTCTCGAGATGCGTCACAAGACGATATTAAAAAATCGTATAGAACTCTTGTAAAGGAGTACCATCCTGATAAAACAGGAGGAGATGACTCTCATTTTAAAAGGATATCAGAAGCATATGAAATTTTAGGCGATCCTATAAAACGCAGAAAACATGACGGAACAGGAGGTTCCAATTCATTTAATGTAAATGATGCATGGAACGATATATTTGCCAATTATAATTTTTCGCAGGCATTTGACCAATCATTTGGTGGAGATGTCAGAGGGTTTGATATTAGAGTTGCAATAAATATAACAATAGAAGAAAGTTATGAAGGAACAAGAAGGTACATCGATGTCGGCACTGGTGGATTTAATATTAATATACCTAAGGGAATTCCGAATGGCACGAAACTTAAAATCAAAGAAAAAGGTCAAAGGCATCCAATCAATACAGGTGCGAGAGCAGGAGATATAATATTAACAGTTAATGTCACACCAAATATAGATCTTATTGTAAATGGTGCTGATATTTATGTCGACCTTAGTTTAGATTGGATCGATATGTTATTAGGTGGTGAATTTGAAGTAAAAACAAAGGTTCATACTGTAAGGATTAAAGTTCCTCAAGGTTCCCATGATTCTAAAATACTTAGAGTAGTTGGAAAAGGAATGCCAATATATAATTCAGAAGGATGCGGTAATTTAATGGTAAAGCTTAGAACTCTACCTATTAATTTATCAGATTCTCAAATTGAATTACTAAAAAAGATTAAAGATTCCAATGGATGATTTAGAAGAATACGATAATAACGAAATTAGATTTATTAAAAAATTACATGAGTCTTCGCGTGAAGACATGATGGAAATTATATATAATTCCATAGTTGGAGATAAAATGGGTGCTTTAAAACATGATGCCCCTATATCAGATAAAATTGATGGAGTACAAAGCGTACTAAACTTTTTCAAAGAAAGAGAAGAGTATGAAAAATGCAAAGAATTAAAAAAAATAATAGATAAACTTTCATGCTTATAACCAAGGTAGAAAACGGTAATATTGAAAAAGCACTTAAAAATTTAAAAAGAAAAGTGTTTTCCACAAAACAATTACAAGAACTTAGAGAAAGAAAGGAATTTGAAAAACCATCTATTGTAAAAAGAAAAGTGATTAGTAAAGCAAAATATAAACAATCCCAGAATTTATAATATACTAACCTTTTTTACCCTAGAGATTAAATCAAACAACCATCTAAATATATAATATAAGTATAGTTAAACATACTGTAAAAACATTTAAAATAAGATGGAAGAAATTACAAGAGAGGAAAGAGACTCTTTGATGCGATCCAGCTACTATATAATCACAAGAAATTTTACAAAAACTGTCAACCGATTTATCGTATATCAGGATAGTAAAAACACAATAGATATTCCGCATGGAATTGGACAACGAAGCGACTTTATTGAACTTCTTACTGAATATTTTGTAGAACTGGAGGAATACGAGAAGTGTGAAACACTTAAAAAATTAAAGGAACTTGTCATAATGGCAGGTGACTAAATATACTCAATTATATGCAAAAGAAAACGGGTTCTGAACATGGTCCAACCATTAAAAAAATGTCAGTTAAAGAGGAAGACATTAAGCACGTTAATTTAAAAAATAATCAAAGAGAATACGTCAATCAAATATTAAAAAATGATATAACGTTTTGTTCTGGTCCAGCCGGAACTTCAAAAACATTTACAGCATGTTATACTTCATTGTATTTACTTGCTGAAAAAAAGGTAAAAAAAATAATCCTATGTAAACCAATACAGGAATCTGGTGAAAAACTTGGATTCCTTCCAGGAGATATCGCAGATAAAATAGATCCATATATGCAATCATATATTTCTAACTTTAAAAAAATTGTTGGAAATGAATTGACTGAAAGTTTAATCCATCATGGTCTAATAGAATTTAAACCTCTTGCATTTATGCGAGGCGATACATTTGATGATGCCTTTATGATTTTAGATGAAGCACAAAATGCAACGTTTAAACAACTTATGTTATTCACCACAAGAATGGGTAAAAGTTCAAAGGTATTAGTTACCGGAGATATAAGTCAATACGATATTCCAAAGGCGAATGCCGGTTTAACTGGATTTATTGAATTAATGCAAGGCATAAATGGAGTTGGACATCATAAATTTTCAAATTCAGATATTGTTAGAGCTAAAATTCTACAAGAAGTAGTAGGACGCTATGATAAATGGATGATCGATAATCCATTTAAGTAATGAAACAATCTAAATTCCATCTATATAATATGTATAAAAATATATAGATGGAAACTAGACAAATATTACTCAAATCAAGTTATACTGGAGTAGAAGAAACAATAGAAATTGGAGTGGATGAGGCAGGCAGAGGAGCCCTTGCAGGTCCCGTTACTGTTTCCGCATGTATTATGCCATTTGGATTTGAACACCCCCTTATTAAAGATTCTAAACTTCTTAATGAACAACAACGAAAAGATGCAAGACAAGTTGTACTTGATAATGCAATTGCATATAGCATTGTTCACATTTATCCAGAACAAATTGAGGCTACCAATATCTTAAGAGCAACATTACAAGGAATGAATGAATGCTTGGCTAAAGTCAAAGAAAATAATAACTTTGATTTTATTCTTATTGATGGAGATCAATTTCATGGATTTGATGGCATGCCATTTGAAACCATAGTTGGTGGAGATAATAAATACATATCGATTGCCGCCGCAAGTATTTTGGCAAAAACCGAAAGAGATGCACTAATGAAGGAGTTAGATATTAAAACTCCAGGATATGGTTGGAATTCTAATAAAGGATATGGTACCGCACAACATATTAAGGCTATTAAGGAAATTGGTGCAAATGAATCGCACCGTCCAAGTTTTATATCCCATTTATTAACTTCAACTGGTTCTTTATTTTGAAAAATCTAATCTATGGTTCTTTATTATTTTTATTGGGACAATCTCTTATATGGTTTCAAACCAATGGACAGTTTGTTTGGCCATGGTTTAAGAAGCATCCTATGATAATATCAATTGTAGGAGGTTCCGGCATTTCATATATGTTTATTGTTGCAACTGCGTATGTTGCAGAATATTATGATGGTCAGTTATGGCCTGGCAGATTTATAGGATTTACCACAGGAATGATCGCATTTTCATTTTTAACTTATATGATTATGAATGAACCTTTAAATACCAAAACAATTGTATCATTATCACTTGCATTTATATTAATTTGTGTACAGATATTCTGGAAATAAATTGTTAATAACTTTTTGAAAATAAGTAGCCAAACATTTTTTTGTTTGGCTTTTTTTGATTATATTTACATTATAATTAAAACAAACAATTTAAAACAAACACCATGAGTTACACAAAATTTGACAGACACGAAAACATGAATGAAGACACAAGACATGAAATCTTAAGTCTTATTAAGGACGTTAGATATTCTGACGTTGAAGATACTGAATCAGCATTCCACTTGGAAAATATGTTGTATGGTTTATTTGATGGATATTTATACGAGAATATTCAATTATACGCATTAGAATTACCAACGGTCTTGGCATCAAGGGTAACTCAGTTATATGATGTATGTAATAGATATCCAAAATTAACAAATGTACAATAAACCTTATTAAAAACTTAAATATAAATTAAATGGGAGCAAATTACGGATATTGTTGTATCAATTTAACATTGGACAAGCAAAAGGGAATTAAGATAGGTAGAAGCATGATTAAAAGAACTTTCGAAGCAAAGGGAATTACGTATGCAGGTGAATTGGCCGAAGCTAACCTTAGGGATATGATTGAAATTCTTAAATGGAATCATACAAATGGAATTACAATGTATCGTATGTCATCTAGCATGTTCCCTTGGAATTCAGAATACGATATAGAAGATTTACCAAACTTTAATAATATCAAGGTATTATTAAAACAGGCAGGAGATTATGCAAATAAAGTAGGTCAAAGACTTACATTCCACCCAGGTCCTTTTAATATTCTTGCAAGTCCAAATCCAAAGGTAGTACAGAATGCAATATGGGAATTAACCCAACATGGAAAGGCTATGGATTTAATGGGATTACCAAGAACTCCATACGCCGCGATGAATATCCATGTAGGTGGAACTTATGGCGACAAAGATTCTGCAATAGAAAGATTTGCAGAAAACTTTAAACTATTACCAGAATGTGCAGCATCTCGTCTTGTCCTAGAAAATGACGATAAACCAAGTCAATATGGTGTTCGCGATTTATATGAAATTTATAAATTATGTGGAACTCCAATTACATTTGACTTCTTCCACCATTTTTGTTATGAGGATTCTATCTCTGAAAAAGAAGCATTAGATTTATGTGCAACTACATGGCCAAAGAATATTCGTCAATTATGTCACTACTCATCTTCTAAAAAATTACACGAAGATAGTACAGTTATTTTACGAGCCCATGCCGATTATCTATATGAATTTATAGAAACGTATGGTATGGAATTAGATATTGAAATAGAAGCAAAGGCAAAGGAATTAGCATTACAAAAGTACCACAAGGATTTCTCAATGATATATAGTTAATGAAAAAACATGTTAGCTCGCTACACCTTGATGAATTTAGAATAAATTTTAAAAGATTTATTTATGCATTAAAACTTGAAGGAAAAGAAACCCACATGGCTTTTAATTTATTATATGGTCATGTGATATATGGCCACATATTAGAAGATTCTCAAAAGGAATGGGTAGGTAATCAATTTAAAGATGTTTTAAAAACAATAGGTCTAACTACAATAGCACTTATGCCAGGTGGTGTAATTGTTGCTATAATAATTAAGGCACTAAAAATGCAAAAACATATCACTCCATCTAGTTTTGAATATATGTTAAAAAAAGAGGATATATAATTTCATATAATAATCTAAAAAAATAAAATAATATGGCAAGTATTAAATCATTTGAAACATTTATTTCTGAAATGGATAGAACTGAAGAAATAGAAACAAAAGTAAAAACAGTAGCTGAACCTGAAAATAAGGATGTTGCTGAAGTAGAGGCTGAGGCCGAAGAAGTTCAAGAATCTGAAGATTCAGAAAAAGTAACTACAATTACAGGAAAGGGTGATGGAATTAATCCAACAATTCCAGTTTCTGAAATGCTAGAAAAATGTTATGAAGCAGCAATGGCTGAAGCAAAAACATGGGATGAAGATGCACATGATGACCATACTGTAGAATCTTACATGGCTGAAAATGCTGCATTAGTTGCAAAAATGGCAGTTAACACACTTACTGAATTACAAGGAGAAATGAAAACTGAAGCATTTGAAGCATGTTTAAATAAAATGGCTGAAGCTTACTCTAAAAAAATTAATGAGTGTAAAGAAACTAAAGATGCTATTGACGCAGAGGATATCTAAAATCTCACAAATAAACTAAATAAAAAGTCTATATATAATACTAAACATATATAGACTTTTTTTATGCCAAGAATTCCAATAGAAATTATTTATATGCAAACTGCATATCAATTTGCAAAGTTAAGTTATGCAACCAGACGCAGAGTAGGATGTGTAATTGTCAAGGAGAATCAAGTTATATCATTTGGATATAACGGAACCCCTAAAGGATTTAATAATGATTGTGAGGAGATTAAAACAGAAACACAGTATTATGAAAATCCAGATATGGCATTAGTATTAGAAGAATATGGATTTTCTTGTGAAAATGGATGTTGTACAAAGGAAAGTCAAATCACAAAGAGAGAAGTATTACACGCTGAATCAAATGCAATAATGAAAGTTGCAAAGTCAACGATGAATTGTGATGGTGCTACTTTATATACTACAACATGTCCATGCTTTGATTGTGCAAAATTAATTATACAAGCAGGAATTGCCGAAGTATATTATAGCGAGGATTATAGGGATATGAGTGGTGTCGAATTATTGAAAACGGCAAATATAGATGTTAAACAAGTAAACGTTTGGAATGAGCTTTAATAAATTAATAGTGCCTGAAGTAGAAGTACTTAGAACCTTTCTAAAAGAGAATGGAAGTAATAGATTTTATTGGAGATATTCTAAAGGAGTAGATGCAATGATGGGAGACTGTGATGGAATAGATTTCATTGAAGATTTTGAAACTAAATATTATGAAACTACCGAAGAGTTTAACGAATTGGATTAATAAACAATTTACTAAAAAGGAATATAATCATGAAAATACACAAATAATGGAAGCAGTAAAAGAAATTACAAAAACATACCAATGGAAAAAAGGAGAAAACTTTGGTAAAATATCTGAGGTAAAATCAGCCGATAACCAATTTACATACTTTGAAGATGGTACGCAAATATTTAATAATGTACTTGATGAATTTATGGAAGAAGTTATTGATGGTTATTTGCCATTTCCAGGTGCAGATGCAATGACGTCAATGTCCATGGGAGAAATTTCTTCTAAAACTGAAAGTACTCCAATTGTAGCATCAACCAATACGAAGGTACCTGAATTATCTCCATTAGAAGCGTTAGTTGCTAAGCTTTCAAAGAAAAATATAGAACCATTGCATGCTATAATAAATTTAAACATACCAAATAAACAGATATTTGATATGCTAATTGAAAATGCAGATGAAAATAAAGAAAACTTAATAGATACTATTGCAAGGGTAGCTGTCTCACAAATTGAGATAAATAAACTACAAGAATATTTAAAAGAAGAAGTAATAACATTTATTAATAAATACTACAATGAGTAAAAATACAACACCGTCTAGAAAACAAAGAAGAAACCAATTGCGCCAAATGGGTTATTTAAAGATTAAGAATATGTATAGTCCGTTGGATGGACCTGGAAAGGCATGGGCTGATAAAGCTCGTGAAGATGGTAAAGCTGCACAAGAGGCATTTTTAAACAAAGTACAGGATGATATTGAAAATCAATTACAGACAAAACTAAATGGTATCATAGAATCTTGGAGAGAACAAGGTTATAATGATGCAGAAATTAAAATGTTAGAAGAATCTTGGTGTCTTATGACTGCAAAGAATAAAGAAACTTATAAAGAAGATAAAAAGAAATCTGCACAACTTCAAAAACAAGCAAGAGAATCATTAAATGCAAGATTAGATGCAAACAGTTAAAATAACATTAGCAGATAATGGTGTTATTAAAACAGTTCTAGATGATAATATTAATTCAGCAGGTGAAAGTTTTGAATCAACTACATTATATGATTTCGAAGTTCAATCTAATAAAATTAAATTCATTCATGAATTATGCATGGATATTGGGTTATCATTTGGTAATTCAAAAAGTAAACATCAAATAAAAATTATCGAAGATTGGGGAGAAGATTATAATTCATCCAATGAAGAGAAATTGGAAAAAATAGAGAGGTTAAAAATTCAATTAAAAGAATTAGTTCCCTCTAAAAAATAATAAATGAATGACTTAATAATTGAATGTGTATGGTGTCCATCCAGAAGAGAGTTTAATAGGTTTATAAAAGATATTGATAAGTTGTCAACTAGAGTAATCGACAATGTTTCAATTAAAAATAAACTTATTAAAGCAGATCCCTATGGACAAGAACCCAGCGATTCAATTATTGGATTAACTATTATAAACGAAATATCGCGACAATTACGACATGATAATATCGAGGTAACTCGCATTATTTATTTTTTTAAAAACCTTGAATTTGAAATTGCAAATAATTTCAAAAACTTAATAGATTCTCAATCCGAACGAGAACATACAATAATATTAACAATTATTCATAGCAACGTAAAGATAGAGCAAAATCTATTAGATCTATTTAGTTCAGTTAATATTATTAAAAAATGATAAGACATAAGCTTTTTTCAAAGGGAGAACATATTCACGTACTTATATCAAACAATAGATATAATAACGTGGTTTTTCCAGTTAGAGCAATAATCCATGATGTTGAATTCAGTGATAAAATGCCAAGATACCAAATACGCATTACCAAATTCTACGATGATATCGATTTCCTAAAAAGATATATGTTTGATATGAAGTTTGATAGGAATTTTAATGGAGCACTTACTTCATTTAGAATTTCAAGACAAAAATATTCAAACATTAAAGACTTTCAAAACCATATAGATTCAAAATGGGAAACATATCTTATTGTTGTGGATTCTGTAATGTGTGTTAGAACGTATGGAGAAATTACGGAGTTATATAATAACATACAGGATTTCTTTATTGAGAAAACCATCAAGGATTTATATGAATTATCCACACGAAACACTTATTCTAAGGGTAAATATTATTATGAAAGTAAAGGAGTGTTTCAGGCGCATATCAAGAAGTTCCTAGATGATAGAGCAGGAGCAACTCCAGATTACTTTGATAAATTATTACACAGACCAAAATCGTTTGAACTCGATCAATTGGAGTAAATAAAATATTTAGATATATAATAAAATAAATATATCTAAATAAAATGGCAGAAAAAGGTTATTTTGAAAAACTAGCTGACGCAACCAAAAAAGAAGTAAGTGCCGGTTTTGCCTATGCAAAGAAAACAAAATTAGGTAAAGGATTTATTAGTGCAACTAAAAGCATTACCGGATATGATATTGATGGTGAAGATCCTACTAATACTGCAAATAGTAAGAAGCCAAAGAACAAAACACTTAAGTCTCTTAAGGAACCTGACCAAACTGCGGCAAAGGCATTAGCTACCGATGAGCCTTTTACTATAATCGATACTGATAAATCAAAATATTATGTTGAAGAATTTGAATCTGAAACTTATAAATCAACAGCAGCAGATGCTACTAAGGGTAAAATAATTACAATAGGTAATAGACCATATTCTGCATTTAATAAATATTCATTAATAAATTATAGAGGAACTCCATTAGATATTACAGCAGATGGACTTAATGTTGCCACTGGAAGATATCGAAAAATAGATCCGATGAGTTTAATTAATCCAACAGCTACTCAAATAATAGAAATAACTGGTAAAATAGAAGGAAATTACGGATATAGATATCAATACTCTGATTTTGCTTTAACAAAGTACTTTGGTAAAATTCCTAATAATATGCTTATAACTCTAAGGAGATTTGCATATCCAGTAACTGACGATATTATTACACCTAAAGCTCTTTCAGCAGATGGAAAAACATTAGAAAAGGTGGCACAGCCTGATATTGCAAGAGCAGTAACTTGGTTAGGAGAAGCTCCTGGAAATTCTTTAGCTACTATTTTAAAATTCAGTCATGGTTTCGAGTGGAAGAATGCGGAAGCGGGTGTTCAAGAATTACAATCTAAACAAGGAGCAGCCAGTGGTAAATTTGGAAGTATAGTTGAAAGTAATAAATTTTTAAGTGCAGCTGCAAACGCAGGCGCTGGTCGAGACGCAGTTTCTGCGAATGCAAATAAGCAAAACGCTGGATTTGATGCATTTTCTGCGACCTATCCAAATCACGTATTCGGTCCATTGAATGTTATTAAAAATACCTTAGTAAGAGAACAAGGTCTTAAGTTTGAACAAGAGTTTACATTAAAATTTGAATATGAACTTAAAAGTTTTGAAGGAGTTAATCCAAAGATTATGATGCTTGACCAACTTGCAAATATTCTTGCACTTACATATAATAATGCTCCATTCTGGGGAGGAAGTGTAAGGTATATCAGTGATGGTTCTGTTGCAAAACCATTAGGAGATTTAGCAAAACTTAAATCAGGAGATTATGGAGGTTTTTTAGGTTCAATTGTGAGTGATATGGGTAATATGTTTAAGGGAATTGCAGATCCTGCTAATTTTAAAAATTTAGCAAATAATAAACTTTTAAATAATCTAATCGGAGGTAGTTTAATGGAAATGTTTAATACGCCACAAGGTGGACAAGCAGCCGCGGCATTATTAACAGGAGATCCTACTGGACAATGGCATGTTACTGTTGGTAATCCATTAAATCCAATTATGGTAGTAGGAAATCTTGCATTGCAGGATTGTGAAATTAATTTTGAAGGACCTACTACATTACATGATTTTCCAGAGAGAATGGTAGTTGTTATTAAATTAAAACCAGCAAGACCCCGTGATAAATCCGAAATAGAATCAATGTTTAACTCAGGTAGAGGAAGATTTTATGTTCAACCTGATGATGTTGCCGATATTAATAAAACATCAGATGTTAGTGCATATGGAAATAAAGATGGTGGAAAACCTAAAAAGGACGATTTTATTAATACGTTTAGAAAATTAAGTAATGGATAATGAAATTTAATACATTAGAAAAAAAGAGTGCAAATAAGGGTTCTAGTAAAATAGTGTTTACTACTCCGACTGTTGTATTTATAAAAGAGACTGAAACAATAGCGGAACACATAGTAACAGACGATGAAATAGGTCGTATCGATTTAATATCTTTGAAATATTATCGCGATGCAAACTATGCAGATTATATTTTAAAATGGAATAACATATCAAATCCTTTTTCAATAAATTTAGGAGATGTATTAAATATTCCACAGAATACTGCAGTACTTGCCACGATAAATCCAATTAAAATGGTACAGAAATCTACAGATGCTATTTCTATTAGAGATCAGTTTATCGATACTAAACGTCTTCCTATTAAAGATGCAAAAAGAATAGAGTATCTTCAAAGAAAGGCTGCACAAAAAGCAAATGGTTCATCACAGATATTACCTCCTAATATTCTTAAAGAAGGCGATACTAACATAACTATCGGAAACGGTACAATAACTATATAATAATGGCATCAATAGATAATCACATATTAACAATAACAGAACCTACGATAGTATTAGATACATTGCAATTTGAGTCATTTAAAGAAGATGAAGGAAATGATAAAGCAATTACTAGTGGAGGATTAGATATTACTGTATTAATTAATCGATATGAATTTGCAATGGATGATATTTTGCGAATGAATTTAGATTGCACTGGAACTTTACCTACTTTAGATATTACGTTGGTAGATTCAAAGGGACAATTTAGTGTTGATACATTTCCTAGAGATGGAGATGTAATTAATTTTAGAATGGGAAATCTTGATAAAACAACGTATAAGGCAATTAGAATGGATTTCGATATTATACGAGTTGAATCTCCGAATCAAAAAGGAGATTCTAAAGGTGGAAAATATACATTAGCCGGCAGGATTAAAATTCCTGGATTATACGCTGAAGATTGTAAATCGTATGGGGTTGGAACATCATTAGACCATATTGAAGCAATTGCAAATGATTTAAAATTAGGTGTTGCCACAAATATTGATTCAACCGATGACTCAATGAATTTGGTTATACCATTCAATTCTATACATGATACATTAGAAGATTTAGTTAGGCACTCTTATATTGATGAGGATAGTTTTCAATCATATAGTATTGATCCTCATTATTATTTAAATTATGTAAATTTAAATAAGCTATTTGATTCTGAAGAAACGTTAGAGGATGCGATCCTTGCGTTTGGAGTAGATTACGCAGATATGAATACATCGGACGTCGAAGATTCATTGAATCAGGCAACTTTACCATTAGTTCTTTCAAATCATAAACGTGATTCCGGGACAAATAGATTTATTACAGCACAGTCATTAAAGAATAAGTCAGGTGCTTCTACTAAAAAGAATGGATATAAAAGAGTATTGCAATATTATGAAAACGATTCCGATGAAGGATTGGTTTCGCATGATATAGAACCTCTTGTTAGTAAAACGATGAATGATATTGTTGAACCAATGAAAGGTAGAAGAGATGAGGAAAGATATAAAAATGAAATTAAGTATAAGTATGTTGGTAGAAAATCAGGAGATCCTGAATCTGGAAACACTCATTTAAATTATGAATATTCTGCAATATCGAATGCTCAAAATCTAGATGAAATCCAGAAAATGTCATTAGACATTGAATTACAAACGTTTAATCCAGCTCTACACAGATATCATAAAATACCTGTATTTATTTATACTAATAATTCGGAAGTATTACAAGCTGATAAAACAATAAAGGAACTTAAAGATACTGCAGGGTTTGATACAAAAAAGGTAGAAGACACTGAGGTAGGGGATCCAGGTACATATGTGGTTGATGAATTTTTAAGTGGTTATTATATAATAGGAGGGATTCAATACACGTACAAGACAGGAGATGCTAGTATAGGTCAAAAACTTAATCTATTAAGAAGAGAATGGCCAAGTAGAATGAATAATATTAATAAGGAAACGGTAACCCCACCTGCTGCAAAACCAAAGGAAACTCCACCTGCTCCACCTATTGTTGAACCACCTGCTCCAGAACCACCGCCGCCTGCTCCGGAACCAATAAAAGAACCTGTTCTTGATTTAAATTTAGATTATTTCAAATATCAAAATGGTTTAGGATATTGGTATGAGTTTAATCCTAAATTTAAATGGTCAGCAGACGATAAAGCGTTAGTTACAGAAGTTCCTAAAATAAAAATGAAATTTACAGGACCTTCTGAGGCAGAATTTGATGCAAAAGCAACCATGGAATATGAAGGAGATTCATGGGACAGATATAATATAACTGCAACCATACCTAAAGATACTTTTAAAGATAAAACTGGTAAATATAAATTAAAGGTAACATTAACATATAAAGCCCAAACTGTTGAAAAAGAAGTTGATTTTACATGGCGACCATGGAAAACAGGAGAAATCGTAGATCAGGGTGCTGTAAACGCCTCCAAAAGTAAAAAGGTTTTTGCATGGGAAGTAAAATACGGTCCAGACCCTGGCATATTCGTAGGTAGCTATGTTTTACAAGCTGATGCTAAGAAAAATGATTATGATGTTCCTAAAAATGGTAAAGTAGAAGGCGATAATTTGAAGGATGTTCTAGCACAAACTGAGGAAGCAAATTCTGCTGAATTAATGAAAGGTTAAATTATAACTATTAAATAAAAACAATATATAATACATGTCAGATTTTAAAAATGTATCGGATTTCAAGAAAGGTTCATATAGATTATATCCATACCAGGATCCGACCTATCTTTCCTTTGCAATATTGTTTGATGTATATAATCCTGAGAATTCACCACTATTAGCAGGACCTGCTGAAGATTTTTTAACAAGATTATCAACAGAAGATCCTTTTTATGCAGAGGCTTTAGCAAGTTTTAAAGAATTTAAAACCGCCTTATTGGTAATTAATAATGAAATGCCATGGTATTGGCAATCATTAAAAGGATTAGAAAGAATTTTCCAACATGACCCAAATGAAGCATATTTAGGAGGTGATGATGCTAAAATTGAAATAGATACGTTAGAATCATTAAATTTACCAATCGCAGGTCTTATGCACCTATATCGTCATGCAATATACGATGATAGAAAGCGATCTTATATATTACCATCTAACCTTAGAAAATTTTCAATGTACGTATATGTTACTGAGGTTAGAAGCATACAAGTAAATACAAGTACAAAGGTTTCAGGTATACCCAAGAAATTAAATAAAGATGCAATTTCTGGATTTCCAGATAATATGAAACCAAAAATCGATGTGGAAAATTTAAATGCAGGCATTATGGGAGACACTGGTCGTCCATATTTTATGGTTGGATTAAATTACTGTGAATTCGATATGACAACTGGAACTGCAATTTTTGCAGATCTTTCTAAAAGTCCCGAAGCCCCTGCTGCAAATGCAATTACTATTAAATATGAAAATTATAACAAAATAGAAGCAAGGGTACTTAATGGAATTATAAAAGAATTAGAACATACAAAAGACTATTTATCACCGGCACCTGACTCTGAATTTTTTGAAGCTTCAAGCAAAACACCTTTAGAATTTGCAAAGGATAAACTTAAAGGCAAAATGGAAGAAGCTGAGAAAAAAGGAAAAGAAGCTTTAAAGAAATTAGCCGAAGATAAAAAGAGAGAACTTGTACAGGAAATTAGAAATAAAACTGTAAATAGAATTCCATCATTTGAAAATGTATTTTCAAATTTCGTAAGAAAGATTGATAACGCAACCGACATAACACAACAGAGTAGAAATATTGGAAATGCAATACAGGCAAATGTAAATGATAATGTAGCTGGAGCTACCATAAAACAGGGACTTGATGTCGCAGCTGGAAAAGCAATAAATAACCTAGGAAACGTATACAATTAATGGCTACCGATACTGAATTAGACAAAGATAATATTAGAGAAACCCACTGGATAGGAGAGGTTGTAGATAATAATGATCCGAAATTTCTTGGAAGATGCAGAATAAAAGTATTTGGTAAATTTGATAAATTGCCAAATGATTCTATTCCATGGGCAACTCCAATGAATAGGGACTTTGTTGGTTCGCATCACACTCCAAATGTTGGCACTATAGTTGCGGTTCGTTTTGATAATGGAAACATATATCACCCAGAATATTGGTTTCAAATAAATCAGAGTAAAGCTCTTAAAGCAGATGTATTAGAAAAGTCTGGAAAGGCAAATGATGTCGTTTCATTGGTATATGATGAAGTAAGAAATATTAGAATCTATCACTCACCAGAGGATGGATTAGTAATTACTCGAGGAAGTGGAGCAAAGGAAAGACCATTAATTCAAATTGACGAAAAGGGTTATATTAAAATATCTTCAAGCGAAAAGATATTCCTTGATTCTGGAAATATATTCTTAAGTAATACAGGTGAAGGTAGCGAAGATGAGGCTGAACCTGCAGTTCGTGGAGTTTCTTTAGAAAAATGGTTGAATAAATTTTTGGATGATTATAAAAGTCATTTTCACCCAACAGGAGTTGGACCATCAGGTCCACCTACCGCAGCAACACCATCTGCTATTAGTAGTTTAAAATCTTCTCATAAGGATTATCAGCAAAAAGGTAAATAAGATATATAAACTTATAAAACATATATTATGCCTGCACAATGGCCAATTTTTATTAACAAAGTATCTGCAAAACTATCTAGTCAAAGTTCTTCTAGTATAGATGAATTTGCAGTATTTGTAGCTAATGAATATTTTAATAGTGTAAAAACTTCACAAACCATGTTTGGCAATATGCACCAACCTGGTCAAAAGACAATACTGGAGGAGGGTTTCAAAAAAGCATTTAAAAAAATATACGAGGAAGAGGAAGTACTATTTGATAGTAAGGCTACCGATCCAAGGTATGCTGATATGTTTGAAAAATCCCCTGGACCTGATGTTAACTTTGATCCTTATTGTGAACTTGAAAAATGGACTGAGAAAAATAAAGACAACTTAGAAAAGTTTATATTTTATCCATTCTTTCCATCTACGTGTCCAACTGAAGAAACTCCAAAAGTTGCCGCTGTAATCGATTATAATTTATTAGAAGAAGCTGGAAAACCAGGACCTCCTGAAAAATACATTACCATGGCAATCTCAGGGTTTACAGAAGGAATAAACTATAAATTCTTATATTCTATTAACGGGGAGGATCAACCTATCCAGATAGCATCTGATAATGTATTACGCATACTTGCCCCTATTCAGAACGGATCATACGTTTATATTTTTAAAGGTGTTTATTCTCCAGATGGAATTACATTATTAAAAGAGATAAACCAAACAATAACTTTGGAAATTAAACCTGAAGGTGTTTCAGTTATTGATGTAATTAAAGATCCTTTTGCTGATAAAAAGCCAAGAGGTATAATGGCAGATATGACACCAGAAGAACGTATTAAAAATATAGCTCTTCGCGTTATTTATCAAAATGATGGAAGTGCAGAGTTTGGAGAGTGGGTTGATAGATTAGATATTGGATATAATAAAGCATACGGGAAAAAAATAAAATCGAAGATATTTGAAATTTTAGGAATAGAATCAATTGGAGTATATGAAAAAATAAAGAATCAAATTGCGCATAATAGAGCTCTTAAAAAGGCAGAATCTTATAGAAAAACATTGATGGAACAATTTAATAAGCAAGGTAATCAAGGAGGTGTATTTGGAATTACATTAGCTTATATAAAAAAAGAGTTTGAGTCTGAACTTAAAAAATATGAAAAGGAATATAAGGGTACTTTAACCGAACGCGATGTTATTAATGATATTCTAAAGGAAAATAAAAACCTTAAAGAAGAGGATGCGTTTAAGCAAATTTATGGAATTCCAAAACCCGATGATATAAAAAATCCAATTAATGAATATATCTTTCAAGAGGAACATTCCGATAATAAAAATAGGATTCCAGAATGGTTAACTGCACCTGATATTTGTAAATTTGTATTTTTTAAGCAAATTGATGACAGAATGCCTGGATATTCTAATAGAAAAATAATATTACCAGGTGAAAAGGCTATTGGAAAACTTAATGATTGGGGATATGAAAGGACTGAATTACGAAGAAATTCTCAAAAGATTTTAAAGTATCTAGAAGAGAAAAATAAATGGTATGCACTTCTAATGAAATGGGGTAATTCAATGGCTGGAAAACCAGAGGAAGATTCCCAAGGTGGAGATGGATATGATTTAATGGCAAAATCTATTATTGATTATTGGAAAAGTACGGCAGTACAACCCTTTAAACCAGGTCCTCCAATAATACCATGTACTTCTATACCCCCATTAGGTGGTAAATATGCCCCAATATCATATGGTAATAAGAATGTACTTGCTGGAGATTTAAGAAAGGCATGGAATACTGGAAAGAGATTTAAAAAACAACCATTAACTCCAACTGCTTCAAAGGCCGTTGCATCTGCAGTATCGGTTGCATGCGCAAAACATTTATTAGGAGTTAAGTTCTTATATTTAGGAGGAATGCTTATTCCTTCAAATCCACCAATTCCTATGGTAGGTGTTAGTCCTACTACCTTCTAGAAAAACATATATATAATCTATAATATTTATTAACACTCAAAACAAAAAAAAATGTCAAAACAAGCATTAGTAACTGAAGGAATTCCAGGATTTGATTGGAATGCACACTTAGCTGATTGTCCTTCAGCTTACAAAAGACCAAACACGCATGTAAAAACCAAGGATGGGCATAAGGTTTATTCAAGAGAGCCGTACGCTCAAGAACTTTATGACTTAATGGAAAATGCATTGGCAAACAATCCACCTGTATTTGCAGTAAACGCAGGAGAAACACATTCTGGAATTGTATATTCTGTGGATATGGAATGGGCCTCAATAGATATTGGTCACAAGGAAATGGTATATGTAAATATGTCAAGAGAATCAGTAATTTCAAAAGCGAAATTAGTTCCTGGACAAACCATTGACGTTGAAATCTCAGCAGATAAACATGCCAGAGGATATGTATTAGGATCGGTTGAAGCTGGAATTAAAGCTGCAATACTTAGAGAAATATTAGCTTCTATTGAATTAGGAAATATGGCTTATATTGGAACTGTAACTGGAATGATTCCAAATGGAGGATATTTTGTAAATGTACAAGGGGTAGATTGTTTTATGCCAGGTTCTCTTGCAGGAATTAATAAACTTGCAGAATTTGAATCAATACTAAATACACAAATGTATGTTGTGCCAATGAGTTACTCTCCAGAAAGAGGTACCGTAATTGTTTCACATAGAAAGTATTTACAGGCAATGATTCCTAATAAAGTCGAGGAACTTAGAAATAGCATTGGAGAATCTAAAATCGGTAACGTTACAGGTTCTGCAAAATATGGAGTATTCGTTGAATTTGATGGTTGTTTAACCGGAATGATTCACTCTAACGATTTATCATTAGAGATGTCTAAGAAACATAAGGCAAGAGAAATCCAACCAGGCGATGAAATCGAATTTAAAGTTAAGGAGATTATTAGCGATACTAAAATTACATTAACTCAACTTGATGTGGTAGAAACAGTAGATCCTTGGAAAGAAATCGCAGGAAAATATAAATCTTTTCCAACTGAAGTTACAGGTATAATTAAATCTGTAAAAGAATATGGTGTATTTGTGGATATTGGAGATGGTATTGTTGGATTGCTTCATATTTCAGAATTGCCAGAGGGTATGGAAATTGATGCACTTACAAAAAATAGTCCAATCACAGTTTCTATAACAAGAATCGATGTCGATACAAGAAAGGTTTTCTTGAAACTATAATGTTAATAACTTTAACATAAATTTAACAACCCAGATTTTTTAATCTGGGTTTTTTTGTTTATATTTACATTATAATTAAAACTAAGATATATAACCTAACTTAAGTAATATATCTATATAGTAATGAATAACATTAATGATGCAACTATTTTGCAAAATGCCCTAGTAGGTGTTGAATTTGAATTTTATTCAAATTTATCTCCACAGGAAACCACTGATAAATTAGCTAAGCTATTAGGAAAGAAAATTCATTTAGAAGAGAAATCGCATAGTGATTTTGTGGTAACTGGCGATGAGTTTAAAATAGAACCCGATATGTCAGGAGGCGCTAAACTTCTTGAACTTGTAACAGGGGCTCTTCCATATTTTGCTGCACGTTTAATGATAATTAAAGTATGCCAGTGGATTGAAGAGAATGGATATACAAATGACCGTTCCTCGATTCACCTGAATCTCTCATTTGATAAATCTAAGATAGATAATAAATATAGAATCGCAAAGATGAATACTCTTAAATTCATTCTAGATTTTAATGAGGAACAGGTTTTTAAACTGTTTCCAAAGAGAGAATTCTCAGCGTATGCCAAATCCATAAAATTTGTATTACCTAAAGAGGACACTTACTTTTTTGATGGTAAATATATTAATCAACAAAACTTCATATTTCCCGATTCAAAATACTATGGTATAAATTTTGATAAAAGACACAAAAACTATTTAGAATTTAGATACATTGGTGGTGCTGAATGGGAAAAGAAAACAACTAAAATATTACATTTAGTTGATAGCTTCTTAATGCAACTATGGAAATCTACTGAAAATACTGAATTTTCTCAATTAAATGCAATTGAACTTAAGAAAATTATTGCAGAAAATCAAAGAATAATAGATGCAAGAAGAGATTGGAAAACTATTAAAGATAATTGGCAAAATGTAAAATTTACAGTTGATTTAAAAGATAATCCAAAAATCGTAGATCTTTATTGGCCAAGCGTTAAAGAAAGAGTTATAAAATTATTTACGCACGGAGATCTTTCAAAAGGACATATTAATTATGATTCAGATAGTGGAAGAGTGCAAGTATCTGATGGAAGATTAGAGTATTGCGTAGATTTACATGGATATGAATTTGTTGGATGTTTCTTAAGAGGAGAATTTACCGAATGCGATATGTATGGATGTGATATACATGGATCTGATATTCACTACTGTAATTTTTATTCGTCAACACAACTTAAATCAAGTAAAATAGATTCATCGTATGTCCATGGATCTTGTGTAGCGAACGACTGTTATATATATGGTATGGGAGTATTTAAAGGAACGATGTATGGCGGAATATTTAGAGAAGGTACATACGATAAAAAAATAGCAAAATTTAATGATGTTGAAATTGTTAAATATAAACTTATATAAAAATAAAAATAAAAAAGCATGAGTAGAATTATAGGAGATGACAATTTATTACAAGATCCAATATGGGCAACAGATTGTTTTAATACATTTGTAAACGATTTAGCAAATGATGTTACCGGTTCATGTATGATTCCAATGAGTCTTCCAAAATCCGAAGTACAAAATATAGTAAAGAACGCAAAGAAATGGTTTTATAAAAACTATGAGTACTCGGTTAAAGAGAATTTTATGGTATTACCCATTACATTATTTTCTTCTCAACAATTTAAAAATAAGAGATCTTTTACATTACCGGGACAGAGCCCTATTACTGGAGGAAATGAAATTTATTCAGTTTATGGTTGTTTTGAAACAGGTTCAAACTGGGGTGGTTCAATGGACATTAACTTTACACAAGGAGATTTCTCAGTAGAGAGAATATTAATGGGTGGAATGTATGGTGGTTCAAATAATGCGGCGGCTGCAGAAAACTTACAAGCTTATGTTATTAACGAAAGTTTTTATGATTTGGCAAGACAAATTATTCAAAACCCAATAAGTTATCATTATAACCAATTAACACATGAGTTAAAATTTACTGGAGAAACTCCAAAGAGAGATATCATATTAGAAGTATATGAAACAATTCCAGAATGTGCACTCTTTGGCGATGAAGCATTTTTCAGATATTGCGCAGCAAAGATTAAAATTTCATTAGGACAAAAATTATCTATATTTGGATTTGCACTTCCTGGAAATATTGAAGTAAATGCCGATGCCATTAAAGGTCTTGGAGAAGAAGAGTTAGAAAAGGTTGTTGAAGAAATTAAGACCGATGAAGGTACTGATTGGATGATGCATTCTTAAACAAATATATAATACTATGGAACTATATATAAAGACAATAGGAGATCCTAATTTCAGATACGATCAGATGCAAGTCGATGAGGATATCCAATTATTATTAACACAAATAGAAACTTTAATTTTTACAGCTAAAGGAGATGTTATGGGTGTACCTGATTTTGGATTAAACCTTGAGGATTATGTATATTCATTTATGTATAATGATGATATGTTAAAGGGAGTAGTTTCTAATGCAATATCACAATATATTCCATTATCAAAAAAATATCCAGTTGATGTTAATGTAGAATATACGACAGAATCTGAAAGAAATGCAGTTTATATAGATATCGTAGTTGATAACAAATACGGTATAGGATTGTATGTATAAAATATAAAAAAGATGGCAGAATTAAAATTTTTATCGGCGGCTAGGATTAAAACTACCGAAATGTTGACAGACACTAGAACATATATTAGTAGATTATATGGTAGAACAGGTGAATTATTTACAACTGCCTCTCCATTTGCACAAATACTAGAGGTATTAACAGAACTAACAAACTTAGTTTTTTTCTATATAGAAGATGCTGTAGTTGAACAAAATATATTAACAGCACAGCATGCTGAATCTATATATGGACTTGCAAGACTTGCAGGTCATGATGCATTTAGAGGAAGTTCATCAATTGGTGAAATTAAAATTAGATTAAATACAAGTGCATTTAATGAAATTGCGGGAGATGCTATTAATATTCCAGCAAATACATTGATTAAGGCAAACAAGAATGGTTTACAATATATCTTAAAAACAAATAACGATCAATTTAGAATTGAAAAAAGTAATCCAGAATATATTTATATTCCAGTTATTCAAGGAAAAATAGAAAGTCAAATACTTACAGGTACTGGTGAAAAATTGCAATCATTTAATGTTATTATTAAAAAGAATACAGATCACCATTCAATAAAGGTTAGTGTTAATGGAGAACCTTGGACAAAATACGATTCATTATATGATATGAAGGTTGGAACTAAAGGATATTTAGTAAAAACCGGAATTACAGGAGGATTAGATCTTTATTTTGGAAATGGTTCATTTGGATTAATACCAAGTGAAGGAGCTTCTATCGGTATTGAATATCTAATAACAGATGGAGTTAAAGGAAATTTAACAGGTTCTAAGGATCTTAATTTTAAATTTCAAACGGAAGGATTTGATTCTTTAGGAAATACCTATAATTTAAATAAATTATTGGAATCTTCATTTACAACAGCACCATCTATGGGTTCAGATCCAGAATCGGTGGAATTAACTAAATTAATTGCACCTCTACAAAGTCATTCATTTGTATTGGCAACACCATCAAACTATGAATCGTTTCTATCTAGATATGGTATGTTTTCATATTTAGATGCATATAATACAACAGACGATGGTTATATTGATGATGACAATGTGATATACTTATTTATGTTACCTGACACTGCAAGAAAGCTTTCCAAAAATAATGATTATTTTAATCTTAATCAAGAAGAGTTTTTCTTTTCTGAAGATGAAACAAATGGAATCTTAAGTGTACTTGAAAATTCTGGACAGCAAATGGTTACTACTGAAGTAAAAATAGTTCAACCACAAGCTCAATATTTTAGAATGGATATTAAAGCTAGATATTTTGAAGGATATGACAAAACAAATTTATATACATTAATTCGTTCAAAAATTTCAGAATACCTAATTAATATAACAAGAAGAGATAGATTACCAAAATCAGATATTATTGCAATACTAGAAGGTATTGAAGGTATTGATTCTGTAAATATTAGATTTGTTTCTGAGAAAGAGGAAACTGCAAGAAGAAATGGTTACTATATTTCAAAGACAACAACTGTAACTCCAAGTACACCAGTGCTTGAGGATATTGGAAATGGGAAATCAAAATATGTTTTCTTTAAGAGAACAGTAACTGAGCAAAAAATTAACTTTGAACCAGGTGCACCTCTTCCAGAAAATGTAATAAACCTTGATTCATTTGGAGATATTATTTTAGAGAAGGAAGAAGTTGCATTATTTAGAGGAGGATGGAAAGATAGAGCAGATATTATGGTACCTGATGATGTTAAAATTGGTGAAATGGCAGCACTGTCAGTTTACTTCGATGAACCTGCATCGCCAAATACTATTTTTAGTAAGATGCAAGCACAAAATAGAAAAGCATTATAATGGATATATTAAGTAATTTATTTAAGGTACGAAAATTAAAAACGTACGATATTAAATTATCTGCAATGGACGATAGAAAACACATAGGAAATAACTATAGAATTAATATCCTATCAAATTCTATTTCAAAGTACATACAGAGGAATGATACTATGAATGATTTTATTATTATGATTCAACATGTTATTGCAGATTGGGTAGATTCTGTTACATACTTAAAATCATATAAATCATTTACCCTTAAAAAGGGAGATAAAAAAGTTAGATAATAATGGCATATAATAAATTAAGATTCTTTGATAGTGAGTCGAATGATTTAAACCTTCTTTATAATTCAGATGATGAATTGTGGGAAGGTATTTGTTATTTGCCTAAAGTTTCAACTGGTCTATATGAGACTCTTACTATTTATATTTTAGAGGAGGTTAATGGACCTCTTGGAAATACAAAATATATTACACCGATTTCTGAGAATGCAGGTGTAAGTAAATTTAAATTTAAATTTTTTAGTGGATACGAATATAGTGAAGACATATTTATGTATGACGCTATTAATGTAAATGGAAGACTTGAAATTCAAAAAAAGGATGAGGTTATCTTTGATTTATTAGATTCAAGTACTTCTATTGGTTTAACCCCTAGTGGATTTAAAACAATTGGTGCAAATATTAAAATGGCTCCACTTAAATGTAATGTGGCCCTAACTAGCAATGTTGATAATTTCCATACTCGTCTTTTAGACATTACTGAAATAGATGCAAATGGCAATGAAACTTTAATTGCTACTATTAGAATTTATGGTGAGACTGAAGAGGAAGATGAGAGATTATCTGTTTTATTATCTAATATTGGAATGACACTTAGCCCAGAAGACTATTTAGTACTTAGAGATTCTGACATTAAGGAGTTAGCACCTGATTGGATTCTTATGAATCAAAAGAGAAAGGAATTACTTTTACAAGCAAGCCAAATCAAACCATTTGTTGGAACATATAAAGCTCTTTTAAATGCTATTGACTTTTTCGGTTACGATAAAATAACATTAAAGGAATATTGGTTAAATATCAATGAGCAATCTGAAAACTTTGGGAAATTAAAGGCAGTTGCAGTTCCAAATCAAGATACCGTTGGATTTTTAGCAGATAAAAATAGAGGAAATGAATTACCAAGTTCTAATTTAAAAAAGACGAGTAGATTTTCATTAGTTTATAGATTAAATGAGGCAGATGGAAATGTAGATGAATGGGATATCCCAACAGTACAGGAATCTTTGGATTATTCTCCAGATGAGGTATTAATTAAATTATATGGATTAAAGAATAAACTACAAAAAGATTTTTTACCATTACAGGCTAAAATTGTAGATATTACAGGAGAGGGAGATTACTTCTCTCAATTTAATCAAAATGTTTGGAACAATCAACATTCAATTAAAGTACAAACTGCTGGTTCTAACGTTTCATTTAATAGATTTCCTGAGAAAAGACAATTGTTTATTGAAGATCTTAGAAAGGTAGATTATAGACTTACTGGAATAAATCAAAACTTTAATGCATTAAGTGAGTCCGATCGAGAAGATATTACTCAGTCCATTATTGATTATTACACGACATATTATGATAATGACATGTCAACCTTTAATACGTTAGTGGGTATACCTGTAGGTTGCCCTGTTGTATTAAATGCAGATTCATTTATTGACACATGGGATTCAGCCGAATTCACATGGATGGATGGTGGTAAACAATATGTAGGCGGAGCAGTTGGATATAATTTTTATAATGATTTTCCACCACATCCTTCTGGAAATCCATTATTAAACTACTATGATTTTTTAAAGGCAAATGAACCATACGATTTGATAACATGGGACAATTGGTGGAGACAAGGAATTTATGAATTAGAATGGACCATAAGTGGACCTAATGGATATTTAAAAACATTTAAGGGAAATGTTGGATATTGGGATGGCGCCGGTGTATTTCACCCAGGTTACCAACAATTTCCAGTTGTTTTACCATTTGCAGGAAGTTATTCAGTAGAACTTGCAATATATGATTTATATAATGTTAGAAGTTCATGGAGAGAAGCAAATTATTTTGAAGTTAAAAATAAAAATGTAGAAGTTTATGGATTATTCCAAAGAATGCTTCCACAATTAAACTGGAACCAATACAAATATGATTGGAAAGAAGTAGGAAGTGATTGGGATTGGGCTAGAGAAAATACAGCAGATGTTGATAGCATAATTGCAACGTATTATTTGACATTAGATAGAGCTAATTATGTGCATGATGGAGATGACGGAGAGGAATTCTCAACAGTTAGAAGATATTTAGATAGTAGTACACCAACCGGATATAATGAAACTCCAGGTCCATACCAATGGAAAGAATTAAGAACGCAAGTTTGGAATGATGGTTCAGAATTAAATTGGGACATGATGCGAGTTGGCCCAGATATTAATTCATCATTTAAAATAGATCTTAGAAACAATGCAGGTTATGTAAATGGATTTAAGTTATATATTAAACAAATGGATCCTGTTACAAATATAGAGATAACAGATTCTTATGAAATTACATCGCCATATCCTACAAATAATACTGATTTATCAGCGTGGATTGCAATTGCAAATGAATTATCTGGATTAAATGCTATAGCGCATCCATTATTTTCAAAATTTAATTTCAATCCAATTCTTAAAGATAATGATGGTGATGGAATAGAAGATGTGTGTAATTATATATTGATTGTAGGAGAAGAACCTTCAAGAACTCATGATTTTTCTGAAGTTGGATTTAATAATCCATTAGGAGGAGTTATAGTTACAGATTCTGAAGTACACTTTAGCAGTTATAACCCTGATTTTAATGATATATGTATAATAGATTCGCATATGGAAGTAAATATGTTAAACCATGTTACGTTTTCGTATGATACGACCAACATGCCAGGTATAATATCTCAAAAATGGACGCTAAAAAATAATAGTCAAAATATTGATGATATATATTATAGTAATACGTGGCTAACATACCTATTCAAACACAAAGGAGATTATACAGTTGAGCTTGAATTAACAGATATCAATGGAAATAAAAACAAAATAAATAAAAATATATTAAAAATCATTTAAAATGGCAAGTATAACAACAATTTTAGGAACAGACAGTGTTTCTTCGTCAAGAATTGTAATTAACAATAATTTTAACGCATTAAATACCGAACTTGGTACAATTGCCGCATTGTTAAATACAACAACACAAACATTATCTCTAACAGGTGAGATTAAAGGTGGAACATTAAGAATCAATAATGGTCTAATCGATACATTTAAGGTTACTTCTACTAATATTATAGCAGAAGTTGCAGCAACATTTAATCAAAAGGTAACTTTAGAAAATGCGTTAATTTTAAATATAGAAGCTGGAGTTATTAATATTCCTACTACTGGATATACTGCTTCGACATATATATTAGATGCAACGAATGCAATATTTACTTCTCCAATTCTTTTACCAATAGCAGAAGATGGACAGGAACTTACATTTATCGCAGATGGTGGTTTAATTATTTTCGATGTTACTAATATCGCAGGCGCAACTACAGTTGAGTTAGCAGATAATGGTTCAATTACCTTTAGATACTCAGTAACAAATTCATTATTCTATGTAGTTTCATCAGCGAATACTAACTTGATATATTAATAAAATATAAAAACACCTAAATGGCATCACCGTTAATAAGAATACCTCAAGAGCAAGGAGGAACTATGTATGCATTTTCAAGTGCAGCAAGGGATTTAACACGAGCATATTATAACCCAGATATCAATTTTGAATATTCTAAGTTTGCTCTATTAGATATTCCAGTAGTTGCTACTCCAGGAAATGGTGAAAATTATATCCAATTCGAAAAGTTATTTGAAGGAGGAGCACCTTCTGCATCCTCATATCTTCCAAATGCAGATGCAAACGTTAGTTTTGCAGAAACATTACAAAATTATGCATTGAACTTTGAAAACTTCATTTTAACTGATGACGATTTTGATCCTTCAATATATGCATCCGATGCAGAGAAAGTTTTCTTTAAGTGGTTACATCATATTGGTGCATTTGAAGTTATAAACGCAAATACACAACAGGTAGTGTCTGGATATTCAAGAGCAATCGAGAGTGAAGATACTACGAATACTGGAAATAACTATAGTAGAGTAGTAAAGTACCTTGGAAACATTGACGTGTCTAATGACAAAAATTATCAGGGAAATACTTACAATGAAATATTTGTAAATGTTCCATCTTCGGTTGGTTATACTCCTGAAGTTTTATTTAAATCATCTAATTATAATACTACTGCAACTGCATATTCACCAGATACTAAAATAAATGGTAGAGCAGGACAAACACACCCAGATATTAATATTACATTAGATTCGCTTGCGGATAATGTAAATGGTGAAATAGATTTAAATCCTCTTAATTTATATAATTATGGTATTGAATGGAATGCACCACTATACGCTAAAATAGCAAATGACCCTACATTAAATAATTTCTTAGATTATTCTAAGAGAGGTGGAGATTTTAGATTTAACGCAATACTTGTTTATTATGATGTATATTCAAAATCAAATATTGTAAATAAATCTACTAATTTATATGGTATAATTATTTTAGATAATTTTAAAGATGACTCACTTTCACAGGGATGGTATATTCCAGAATTAACAAAATATAAACCAAACGATGTAACTGGATTAAATGGAAATGCGTTTGCTTTAAAGTTAAATGTTAAATTTAATTCATCATTAGATAATGTAGGAGTAGAGGCGAATATTAATGATTATGCTACGTTTTCTATGGATATTTTCTTGGACACAACTACTGCACTTGAAAATGCAGCAAGATTAATGGTTCAGGCAAATGCAAGATATGCAAGTATCGTTGATAGATTGGCAAATGTTGAAGATTTATTAATGACTTCAAATACTGCTACCAATTTATTGGCTAGAGTGCAAGACCTTGAGAAATCCCTAGAGGATGCCGCACTAAATTATGCAGAATCAACATCTATTTTAGATATGATTACGTCTGTCAATACCAGATTAAACCAGGTTATTAGTGGACAAATCCCTAGCGAAGTACAGTATAATACTGATGTTTTAGCAGGTGGAGATGGAATGACAATTGATAAATCAAATCCAGATTATATTAAATTAGTTAACACTAATTATGGATATACATTAAATGAAGTTTTCGAATATGATTTTATATCTAATACTACTGGAACTTTAATAGATGGAAGTAATTTATTTAATATGACACTGACCGCTTCTGCTGGATTATTAACAAGGGTTAGACCTTATGATAATTTAGTAAGAATTTATGCGGATGCGGGAACGTTATCTGGAGATTTAAATATATACCTAGATGATAGTATCAACCCTTGGAAAAAAGGACAAACTGTTAAGTTTTCTTTTAAAAATGAGTTGCCTACTATAGGAACAAATAAAATTAATATTTACACGGATAAACAAAATGGATGGGTATTAAAGGCAGTTTTAAATGCTGCAAATATCTTAAGTACAAAACCATATGTTGAATTAATTTGTGTAGACCAAATAAACAAGACATTCGAACTTGAAATTATAAGATAATATGAGCGCTAGCAATTCAATATCACAATTACTTGAGCAGTTTCTAGAGTTAAACACTAACGCATTAGAAACATTCAATAGAATTAATGAAGCAATAACCACAAACAAAGAAACTGTGGTTATTGACTTGTTTAATAGTAGTACCAATAAAATGGAAACTATTCAGATTCCAGCATTTGGATATTTGAAAAGAGAAATTGAAAGGTTAAATAATAACATTAATTCTATAAGTGGTCTTGAAGGGTCTGACGCCAACGTTAGATTAAAAGATGGTTCATATAGAACAATACATACTGCAAGATTAAAAGGACCTTCTAAGTCAGTGACTTCTCTTGCATCACCAACAATGTTTGGTACAAAATTAAATGAATTCTTTGAAGATTTCCTTAATCCATTATTAACAATTAATCTTGATATCACTGGTCAAATTCCAGTTGAAACTGAAAAGGTTTATGTTGAAAGATTTGTATTTGATTCAGACGATGTTGCAACACTTACTGCATTTGATGAAATTTATAAAGGCGGAAGTGAAATAGATTATGCAACGTTTAAAACTCAATTGACTGATAGTTCTTACAAGTACTATCTTGATGCTGAAGTTTTAGATATGCCAATGAGATTAATCCAATACACTGGAGCATTCGATATTATTAAAGTAGATAATGTTGAAAAAACACAAGTTATTGATGGTACTTCTCAAACTAAAACCATAAAATTATATACAGTTAATAAACTATCATACACTGATTCTGTAAAATCTTTAAAAGATACAGAAACTTTAAGAGTTGGTGATTCATTAATTGTAAATTCTGGAAATTATAGAACAAGATATCAAATTGTTTCTATAGATAATTCAACTTCTCAAATTGAACTTTTATTAATGGAAGGTTCGGAATCAATTAAAATTGGAGTTAATCAACTTGGAATTTATAAAGATGTCGATACTAATTTAGATGTTGAAATTAAAATTGGTTTTAACGAAAGACAAGTTGTATTTATTAAACCAATAGATCCAAATTCAAAAATACCTGCTGAAAACTATTCGCCAGGAGTTGCATTTTATTCTAACGAATTAGAAATTGTAACTACTGTAGGAAATAAAATGACATTGGCAGAATATTATAAAAATGAGGTTTCCGATTTTGGTCAATTTATTAAATCATTAAAGGTAGATTATATTCCACCAGCATCAGTTGGTGTTAAACCAGATTCTCCTGCAATTGATGTAACTAATTTTAAGGTTGTTCAAATTAATAAACACTTAACAGACAATACAAATACTGATAAGATTAAGCAATTAAAATCTGATAAAACTTCAGCCGAACAAGAGTTAAAGAAATTAGACGAATCTATTAAACAGAAAAAATCATTAATTAATACTAAGAAGTTTAAATCGTCTGCTGAAAAAGATACACAGGCAAGTGAATTAAGTTCATTAGTTAATCAAAGAGAATCCAATTCAAAACTGTTTTCTTCTATTATTACCGATATTAAATCTTCAGCAGAAAGCGCGGATCTACAATCAGTTACTCCTAAATTTAGAGTAAGAGGATTTTGGTCTGTACCTGAACCTAAGAAAATTGGAAATCAAGTTTCGCAAGAGGTTGTACAATTTAAAATACGATATAGATATGTTTCAACATCTGGTAAAACATCAGAGGTTGACCAAATCAAATTTACAGATAGTGTTAATCAAACGGAAAAAACTGCTGCCTTTTCAAATTGGACAGAGGTTATGGGTCCTATTAGAAAAAGACAACTAGGAACTGATGGAAAATACGCATGGGTATTAGAGAGCGAGGAAGATGCTAACGCAATTAACTTTAACTCATTAGATATCTCTATTAACCCAGGTGAAATAGTCGAGATAATGGTTAAGTCTATTTCTGAAGCTGGATTTCCAGCAAATCCAGTAGAATCTGAATGGTCTGAAATATCTAAAATAGAATTTCCACAAGGAGAATTAAATACAGATGCATTGGGAAATGTAGTTAAGGCAAATGAATTAGATGCGTTACGCGTTCAAATTCAACAAGACCTTGAAACTGCAGGTGTACTTTCACACGTTGCTGACACATTTGTCGCGGGAGATACTACATTCGCGCATCCTGCTAGCTCAATTTCTTCTGGATTTTTAACAGATCAAAGTGCTCCAATTTCAGTTTATGAAAAACTATTAAGTTTACAAAATGAAGTTTTAAGACTTAGAGCGGTGATTGAAGGTGCTACTGGAGAATTAATGGTTAGAATTATTGATGAAGACGGTAATGTAACACCAGTTACAAATAATACAACAGTTCAATTATTTGCTGGATATTATGTAAATCAAATTCCAAGTACAGGCGGTAAAGGATATATTGTTACTAAGAACTTTAAAGTTGAAATATCAAATACAAAAGCAACTGATCTTGAATTAATTGCTAGAATTTTAGGAGATACAAAAACTCCATCATATATTTCGACGGTAAATACTAAATTTGGATTAGGGACAGGAGTTATAGATAATGAATATGTTAATGACGCATTTTATACAAAAGAAGCACGCTACGATTTAGTTCCAGTTGTTTATCAAAATATAGAGAATGTTGCAAACATTATCGCAGGTGGGGCAGATTATTTTAATAGTGGACCTGAGCAATCAACACAATTAAGAGGACAATTCATATATTCAAGATTTAGAAATATTGCAAATGATGATAATCTTTATATAATAGACGAATCAAACACTAATGGAGTTCCTGATGGAGATATTGATGTTAATGCAAGTAATGGATACGATAAATACGAATATGGAATAAGTTATACTATAGGCGGAGTACAATCAAATCCATTGGATGGTTCTAAAAACTTTGTGGCTGCATCGTCTTCTAATTTTAATACGAGTACATCTCCTACTGATTTTATATGGGCAGGTTCATATCCTGTAGGGTATAATCCTGCAAGTTCAAATCCACTAGTATCTAAACCAAACGTTGCAACCTTAGGTGTAGGTGCTTTAACATACGCTGCTTATTCGAATGGATTATATATACACCAAGACCACCCGCTTCTTGAAGGATATGGTCCTAGTGCACCGATACCTTCTGGATCTACTGCAATATTAGAAATTGCAGGAAATGGATTAGTTGGCATGCCTAAAACTGCAACACGAAGAGCAAATGATTTACATGGTAAAAAACAAACACCTCTTAGAATTATTAACTCAATTAATAAGGGAGGAATTCAAGGATTAAGAGCTACAATTAAAAATGGATTTGCTCCTGAGGATCAATATCTATTAGGTGGACGTTCATGTGGTTCTTTCTTATATCTTTCTCCATTAACGGTTGATTCGTTAGTAGTTGATTCCCCAAATAAAAATGGGAAAAAGGTTATACCAGGTGGAAGTACTAACGCTATTACAATCGATCTTGTATTTCAATATAGAATGACTGATTATTATGGTGTTGGATCTGCTGGAACTGGTAGAGTTGGCGGTATTATTGACAACACATTAAGTAACTTGACATATTCTAAAAAAATAGGATTAGATATAATAGATTTTGCTAAAAAAGAATTTCAATTTGATATCGAAGTTTATTCAAAATATTCTGCGCAAGGTAAGAACATTAATAATATTACAAGTTCGATGTTATCTAATTATAATACAAATTATCAATCATTTGGTGGAAGACGAAGATATCTTTCATCTGGTAATATAGGAGTTGACTATTCATACCCTGAAATTACAAATTACTAAATATAACCGCCTCTTTTTATTGAATCCATTTCCAAGGATATATATAATAATAAATAAAAAGAGGCGATTTTCATGGCTACAATTAATACAGGTGTTGAAAATAATGTAAATGATAATAAATCCTTTGCACTATTAAGAACGAATCCAAAATTAACAAGTAATATTAAATTAGTTGTTGATTCAAATTCCAATTTATTTTTAAGCACCTTTAAAGCAAACAAAGAACTTGCAAAGGTAGAATATCAAAAGTTTGATATTAAACCAGATGGGGTATACTCTAAAGATGTTTCTGCATTTTTTAGAAAATTACCTAATGCTGAAAAATATCAGGTTCTTAGAACTAATACTGACGTTGTACTTTACTCAGATTATTCAATTCAATATGAAGACCAATATCAATATGGTGCTTCACATAATATTACAAAATTATATGATGAGCAATATAAGATATTCGCCCCGATATGGGTTGAAAAGAAATTACCTTCTAAATTTATAATTTATAGAGTTGAAGAAGTTGATTATAAATATTCATACGACGAAACTACAGTTGGTCAAAACCAAAGAATTATAGAACTTTTAAATAAAGCAACTATAATTAAATCGTTTGACCTTAATATTAATGCACCTCTTGGAAAGTACCTATCAACTCATGTTAATGATAAATTATTTCCTAAAGCTGCGATTAGTATTAATTTTAAGGAAGGTTCTTCTTCATTTTATAATGGTATTGATACAATTAATGGTGGATTTGTAAGCAAGGCTGAACAATTTGATAAATACTACGCACAGGTAGATTACCCAGAAATATTTAGTAATGAAATTATAACACAAGGATTCGAAAGAAATGGTGTTATATCAGCTAACGCCATAAACTTAGAATTTTTGTTTGACGATACAACAGCCGAAAACTACAAAATATATAGATACTTTGGATTGTATGCCGATGATATTGATGAGGGGTACTTCAAGGTTGATAGCGTTAATAAAGATGGAATTGTAATTATTAATATGGATTCATATAAGAGTGTTTACGATTTAACAGGGACGTCCCTATCACAAACGGATATGATACCTAATAAATCTGAACTTTTTAATATTCCATCACTACATTATGTAAAAGATAAAGATGGAAATTTCCATAATATAAAAAACGGTGTTGATTACCAATTTGGTAAATTGCCAATAGGATTAAATTCTGCATCTGTGGATCTTTTTGAAGGATTCTCAAAAACGGGTAGAACAATTAATGCGGAGAAAAATACTCCTAATCCTAGAGGTTTTATAAAATTTGAAGTGGTTGGAGTACCTAGCCATAATGATAAATTCTTTATTGGTGATAAGGTAGAAATACAAATTTCAGGATATAATCTTGGAGATTTTACATTTGTGGCTGATAATACTCTTTTGCCAGGTAGAGCAAATGGAAATAAATTCTCAAATCAAGGAACTCTTCAACAAATAGCGATAGCAATTTCAAGTGCTATTAAAACCGGAGAAATTATTGCATATAAAACATATGTAAAAGATAATGTAGTTATTGTTGAAGATTATTTAGATGGAAATAAAAGACATATGAATGCCTTTGGAATTTATAATTTAAATTTTTCAATTTTCATAAACGTATTAGATGCAGAATTTAATGATATTGGTTTAATAGATTCGGTCGTTCCAATTTCAACAAATACTGTGTTTTCAGATTGGACAATATGTACTATGATAGGAGGATCCAATAAAGGACAGGGTGTTTTAGTTAAAAGTTCTGAAATTAATGGAATAAATGCAGGAGCAGAATGGGTTAAACAAAAGGATTCCGAAATTTATTCAAAAATAGTGGAGTTTAATAAAGATCCATTTGATTCTACAATGTACAGATTAATATTAGAGTCGCCTATTAGAATGTCAAACGATATGGTATTCGAAACCTATGGTATTTTTAAAATATCACATGGAAGATTTGCAACATATGATTTTAAAGATTTCGATTTCGATTTTTATTCTACTAAAAACTCAAAGATGGGAGATCTTTCATATGATTATACATATAATTATGATAAACTAATGCCACCAATTAATCAGGTACTCTTGGATAGTCAATTAGATCCAATACTAATAGATACTTCTGTATTTTATGATGGATTAAATCCGGTTTTAGAAAATGAAAAGGTAGAAGAAGGACAAGCACTTACAAACTTAAAATCTGAGTATGATAGATTAGGTGAAAATAAACTAAAAGAAACTGCAATAAAGAGTAGAATTTCTCCATCTATATGTAAGTTTGAATTAAAGGATGCGACAAACGCTAGAAATTTACCATATGTTCTAAATGTTAATGAAGCATTTGGAGAGGATAACCTTTCGCCTAATATAGAAATAGATTCAAAGAGAAATGTAGATTTAATGAATATGGAACACTTCCATATTCACAATATTCCTGCCGATATGTTAGGAGCAAGAAAGGATTTAAATAATTATATAAATTTTGCAGACGATGAGTTAACAATATCTAAATTACAAGATACTTCATTTGATTATTTTGGAGAATATTTGAATTGGAATGGTTACCTAGATGAAAGCGATCCATTAAACCCAATATGGTACGATAATACATTTAAAAAACTTTGGACTAAATTTGATTCTGGAAATAATGAAAAGAATGCGTCAACTGTATTTAGAGGATTAAGATATATTTATCAAAAAAGAAAAGAAACTACATCATTAAACCCTACTGAATTTATTCCTACAAATGAAATAAATGATTACAAATTTGGTGTAATTTTAAAATATAAACAGGGTTCTGCAAAAGAAGCAGTTACTATAAATGCAATTAAAAACGATGCGTTTAAATTTATATGTATTTTAATTGAACTTGAAGTTGTGTCCAATGATATTCAATATCTTACAAGATATTTAATGTACACACTTGAAGATATTACAGTAAATGGAGATATTATAGATACTACTATTGATTTTCAAATAAATTTTGGTGATAGTTTATTTACAGGACAAGATGATTCTGCAGTTTTAAATGCTTCTCAGTTTTCAATAAATGATGGAAGTGCTAAATTTAGAACATATGTTACCCCTGATGCAATTGGAAATTATGGATGGATTTACTTCATGTCAGGGACAGATACATGGGCCGTAAAGGTTATTAATGTAATTAATGATGAAAGTGTATTTGTAAGTGGTTGGCCATACGCGTTTAATAGTGCGACTGGCGAAATTATTGAATCCTTAGGAAGATTAGATCCTTCACAATTTGGATTAATAGCGCTAAACTCTGTATTTAAATATTATGATGGGGGTGCTAATCAGTTTGATTCTATTTTAAATCAAATTAACGCATATAATTTTGTAAATTCATTTAATAAATATGGTGAAATTAACTATATAACAGTTGGGATAGATGGAACTATTACAAATAATGAATATGTTCTAAATATAGAATCAGGTACTGATGTTATTAAACCATCAATGGTAATTTCTAAAGCAGATCCTGATAGACCAAAGGCATATCAATTGGTTTCTGGAGAAATTGGAAAAATAATTACAGATAGATCTGATGAAGGATACATTACCCTATTGCGTAGAATGAATGGGGATTATAATCCATCTTTCAATAATATAATAACATTCACAGATTTGTATACTTCTAATAAAGTGTTGCTTTCTAATTATACTGAATATGAAAGGTTAGTATATAATAAATTCAATGGACTTGGAATTGCATTTGAATCATTTAAAAATAATGATGAAGGATATGGAATTATAAAAAACTATTTTTATCATAAAGTAAATGATGAGGATTCTAAAAATATTCTTAAACTTTCTCAGACCTCTGACAAATTACCATTGTACCCTGCCATCGGAGAGATAGCAATAGATAAAAAGGATTTAAATTTATTTAGATCTAAATATTCACCTAAATATTTTTCCAAAGCATTACCTGGAGGAACTGCTAAAGAAGTTCATGGAACTTTAAGTCCAGTTGAAAAGAAGAATTTTATGGTTTCAACAATAATGAAAGTTAAAGATTCATACGATATTACGCGATTTACTAATTCTAGTGAAAAATCATTAGATGAATTAGATAGAATTAGATTTAATCAATCAAATAAAACATCAATACATTGGTATGAAAATGATTCTCAGTTAATAGCTGACTTTTATTTACCAAGTGCAATACTTGATGAATTAATAGAGGATGGAATAGATGCTAACGATAAATTTAGAAAATATGTTAGTAAATCATTTTCATATGGGAACAAAGAATCACTTGCTGATGATTTGCAAATATATTCAAATTCTAATATATCTCCACGATTTATATTAGATACTATAGATATTTATGGAATTCAAGGTAAAGATTTAGTAACGGATTTTGTTTCAGTTACTAATGTTTCTGAATTGACAAATGATAGTTTCGTTAAATTAAGCAATTACAATATACTAAGTTACCAAAATGATGGTTTAAGTTTTAGATTAATATATAATAAAATGCTTGGATATTCTTACAACTTTAAAATACATGTTAAAATACAAGCTTAATCGATGAATGTAAATATAAAAGAGATATTTAAAACTGACCTAGATCCTAACAGTTCAATATGGTGGTCTAAAGATAAACTTGATAAATTAAATTTTAATTTTTATCAATTTATAAATGGAGGAATGCCAGGACCTCAAGGAACAATTGGACCTGATGGAGATTATGGATATATGGGACCTAAAGGACATCAAGGATTTTTAGGGTCTCAAGGATATATCGGAGAGACAGGACCCGCTTCGCCATCTGAATGGATTCAATGGACTCCTGTTGATGCAAATATTCCAAAATATTTATTTCCAAAGGTAAGACAGGCTATTGGCTTTGTTGAACAATTACCAGTCGTTTTAAAAACCGGATATTTGAATCCTTTATTGGAATTACCTGAAGATTATTTAGGTGCTGTAAAAACTGTATTTTCAAGTCCAGTTACTGGAGCAACAGTTCCATCCCAGCAAATGATAGGATTAAGATTGCAACATGAATCAAAGGCAGCAGATTTTAGATTAAAATTAACTGCATCGGGTATATTAAATCCACCTAATTTCTTAGATATGGAAATTGGTAGAATAGTGTCTGGAGATCCAGGGTTTGATTTACTAAATATGTCTGATGAGATTATTTATGAAATATCTGGCACAAGTTATTTAAAAATAACAGATTCTTTAGTTACATTAGGAGGAAACAATCTTACTAATATAAATGTAAATAAAGCGTATTCACATAATGCCTTTATGTTTAACCAATCTGCAATTGCAGGAAATGTATTAATTTCAGAAGGAACTAATGGAAAGGCGAAATGGGTAGAGAAAAAAACAGTATTTGGAAGTTTTCCAATAGGTTCTATTATATCAATAAGACCTGAGGATTTTAATTCTACTAACTTCCATTTAGCAGAGACTATAGTACAGCCAGGAGGTCCATCATTTGCTGAATTACAAATAATACATGGAAAAGGAAAAATAGGAGGAGAATACGAGGGATGGTATTTATGTAATGGTGAAACATGGAAAGTTGCAAATGGAGTAAATGAATTTCCAACTCCAAATTTATCTTCTTTTAATTATATGATACAAGGTAATACTGGTGGTCAAAATGCGCTTACAAGTGGCGACGATTCACCTATAATAATAGGAGGCGGTAATATCAATATGGTATCAACTACTAATAATTTAGGTAATTATCAAATAAATATGACACTTGATAATTCCGATGAAGTATTGGAGGTAGTACCTCAAGTAACAAATACTACATCTGCTAGTAGAATGATTCATATTGTGTTTTTGGATTTAACGGATTTACATTGGTCAAATACTTCAACACCGCCGCCACCTCCAACAACTCAGGATATTTTCTTAAAGATGGCAAGTTTCCCAAAACCAGCATGCTTAGATGTACCAGATACATGGTATTCATGGACAGGGACTAGTACTGCAGAGTGGAGTACATTTAACTATTTAACAACAACAAGATATTTATATAATCATGGAACAACCACATTTGCCCCAGCCGGATGGTATGGTAATACTGGAACTATTACAGGAGGAATCGTTAGATATTGGAATGGTACTCAATTTACAAGCATATTTGCATGTCCACTTAGTATTGCTACATCAGTAGATCTCATATATGGCATAACTGTTTCAAGTGTAAATGGTGAAATATTACCAGGTGATGGTCAGAGTTATGTGATAGATGGATTTGATTGGTTTGACGCAACCTCGCTTGAATTTAATGGAGCCATTGCACCCGAGGGATGGTACCGTGAAACCACCACCGGAATTAGAAGATATTGGAATGGCGTGAATGATGGTTTTCTAGGAGTAAACTTAACCGCGAATTACGTTATGTCATTAAATAATATATTATTTTCAACGACGACGGCGCAACTTGCCTGTGTAGCTGTTGGATCCATGCGTTCTACATATATAGAACATTCTATGCTTGTTTATTCTAGTAATCTTTCAGATTATGAGGGGTTTGTATTGTATGTAAACCTTGCATGGGCGGGTGGAACTGCAGGAATAGGTCCGCTTATGACAGCAGTATCTATGAATGCACCATCAAGCAGCGTTAAATATAAATCAGCATTTAAAAATAGTTATACCATTAATGGTAATGTGTATAATATTAGAAACACTGGGACTATTAACCAAACTACAGGAGTTATAACAGGTATATCCAACTGTCCATAAAAAATGAATATATATAAAATAAATTAAGATACTCGAATGGCAATCAATTTAAAACAAATTAGTACTTCTGATAGCGACAATATTAAATTAGACAAAGTTAATTATAATTTTGACCAATTAGTTGCAAATGGCGGTGGTCCTCAAGGTCCTTTGGGTCCTAAAGGAGACACAGGGTTTCAGGGTGTTATGGGGCCTCAGGGTTTTCAAGGAACAATGGGGTTTCAGGGAAATGTTGGACAACCCGGTGCTAATACTGAATCATATTGGAAAAGAATAGATGGAGATAATAGTTCTCTTACAACAGATACGTTATTTCCGGTAGCGTTGGTGCCAGGCGCTCTTAATCCACCTGTAATTAGTATTGGTTTTTTATCATCAGATCCTGAATATAATACACATCAGTCGTTAAATAATGGACAATCACCATATCAGTGGATTATTAATAGAAAAGCCCACTTTTATTCTAATTTACGTTTTAAAAGTAGCGATGTTTTAGATAATCATTTCGACTTTAGAATACATTATGACCAAGCTATTAATAAAACAATATTTAGAATGTCGTTTAAGGAATCTGGCTTTGCACTTCCAACCAGAATTATCTGGAATGCCGATAATCATATTTTTAAAAGTAATGTCATAGGTACTAATATATTATCGATTAGTACAAATTTAATAACGTTTGATAAGGATGCACATTTTAACTCTCCAGTTAAAATTAATAGTGAACTTTATATTGAAAATGCAGCAGCAGGTCTTAATAAAATCGCAACATCAGTAGATGCAAGTGGTCTTGTTACATTTAAAAGCATTCAAGAACTTGGAGGAACTGTACCCTATGGAACTATAATTTCAATACTTCCTTCTGTATTTGCTGATAACACTAGATTTATAAATGCACAAACAATTGATTTAACTCAATTACCAAATACAATTAATGATGTTCTTAAGATAATAGTTGGTGCAGGTATTGGAGATTATGAAGGTTGGTACCTATGTAATGGACAATATTGGACGGATGGTACTGTACAAGGAACCACATTGGTTCCAGATTTAAATTCATTTTCATATTCAATTCCAGATAATACTGCTAGTACGGATATAAACAGTCAGGGAAATGCAGGTGGTGTACCAAATAATGCAATTAATATAGTAGGTGGAGCCGATATTAATATGACAGCTAATTTTCAAGGAGCTGGTACATATGCAATTGGACAAACAATACAAACTAACGATGTTGTATTTAATACTGCAACCGGAGCAACTCCTTTTAAAATTAAAAAACTTCCACAGATTATTTATTTGGCGAAGTCTAATTTATATTGGAGCGATAAAGGAACTGGACAGGCCCCAACTACCACTTTGAATTTTCAATTAGTAGATGCAAATACGGTATCTCCTAACCTTGGAACTATTTCAGCAGGAGCAGCAGCATATACTCAAGGAGGATCTTATTTTCATCAGGCAATTATAACCGCCCCTGCTGGATATTATTGGAATAGTATACCAACATTAACACATCCAGGGTATATTGATGGAATTATAAAAACATTAGCAGCTGGAGTAAATCCAACAACGTTGACATTAGACATTAGTGTAGACATTCAGCCTGCAAATGGAACAATGGCTACAATTGGAATTGACACTTCGGGAATGTTTACTGCGCTGCCTACTGTTCCAATACAATTATTTCAAACAGGAACGTACCCTGCGCATGCAACCATGTATCCTTATTTCGGAATTTTACCAGTTACTGTAAATTACAATCTTAATAGTGGATATACATTTGACTTAATAGTAACAGCAGAGGCAGATTATTTATTTACAGCACCTCTAACTGCAGCTGATATATCTATTCCATATGTCAATAATGGTGTGATGACTATAAATAGCAGAACATTTACAGGATCTGGTGATGAAGGAAGTGAGGTTACAGTAAATGTTACCTTAACGGGAGTAAACCCTGCTTTTCAAGTAAATTTCCATGTTTCAGCAGAACCTACTTTACAATTGCCGGCAGTTTGGTTGGAGACAACCGGAACTCCAGTATATCCAATAACTCAAAATGCAGGTTCTGCTAATGTTATTGTTTATAATAATACAGATGTTGCTGTTTATATAAAAATGAAATTGGTTAATCAAGTTAACAACTATGCAAGTGTATTCGCAGATAATGATGGTATTTCAGGTAACTCGCTAAGTGCTTACTCTAATTTTCAAGGAGTAGTATATTCGCCTAACTATTACACACTGGCACCCCGACCGGCTCCTAATACTCCTAGCACTATGAGTATTGCGCTATATACATTAGATCCTTCTACTTCTTATACTGCAGGGTTAGTTTGGTCATATTCAACAAGTCTTGCTGATTCTGCATGGTTTGAAGTATACAATAATTTATAATAATGATATACATAACTAAAATAATAAATTGGATTAAAAATCTAAAACTAACAAAGACTGATATTCTTTATATCAGTCTTATTGTCTTTATTTTGCTTTTCTTAAAGCAATGTGATTCTATATCTTCCCTAAAGAGAGAAGTTACCCAAACACAAATGGTAGCTAATAGAGAACTTAATAATTACAAAGCAAGTTTAGATACTATTAAGATTGAAAGAAATAAAAATGGCCAATTAGTTGCTATTAAAAAAACATATGAATTCGATATAAATTCCTTAAGCTCTGAAAATAAAAAACTATTATCAAGTTATCAAACTGCATTAAATATTAATAGTGGTTTAAATAAAGTAAACTCATTTTTAAGAGCAGATCTAAAAATAAAGGATTCAATCATAAACTCAAAGGTATCTATTGTTGCAATTAACGATAGTATTTCAAGTGTTAAATTTGATGACAATAAAAATTGGGATAAATATAACTGGAGAAGATTCAATGGAAACATAAATATCTTAAAGGGCAAAGATAATAATTTGTCAGTGGTATCAAGTAGATTTGATTTTGAACAGGGAATTGAATTAAAGGCAGCTATCTTAAACGAAAATGGAGTTAACTCTCTTAGAATAAGTACTCCATATCCTGGAGTTACCTTTACTAATATTGAAAATATAAATTTAGTTAACGATAAACTAAATGAAAAGAATACAAAGAAGGCAGGGTTTTCTGCTGGAATTGGAGTTGGATATGGAATAAACCTTGGAAGTGGTGTAATTTCATATGGACCTTCAATTAATATTGGCATACTTTGGTCTCCAAAGTGGCTTAGATTTTAAAAAATTATAAAGAAATGGCAAAATCATCAAGATTCTTAAGAATAGACGAAGATGTATTATTAGAATTCATCTATCATGACCAATCAAGTCCAAATGAGGCTAAGATTGAGAATGATAATAATGGAAGTCAACTTAAATATTTAAATACTGTTGATGGAGATAATAGTGCTTCAAGATTCTTAATCAATGAACTTGGAGATGATGTTGTGGAATTTACAGTTACATCTGCCAGTGGTTACTTGGTTGTAAACGGGTTCGCTAGCAGACAACTTTTACTTAGAAATGGAAAAACATATAAATTTGATTTAAGTGACTCTAGTATCGATAATGTGAATGGGTTCAATATTCCTGCTGGCAGTGGATATCTTTCAGGTCAAATCTACATTTATACACCAACGACAAATGGAAACTATAAATATGAGTATACTGACTTAGGTGGAAGTTCTTTTATTGGAGGACAAATTGAAGTTTCAAATAGAGCTAGTTCTCTTTTTTCAACACCACAGGCACAAACTGGAAACGATATTAAAACGGCGCCAGGTGAAAGTGGGAGATATTATGCAGTACCTACTGAAGTAAGTGGTACAATGGCATTATTAAATAATTCTTTAAATTATTTAAATTCTACTGAGTGGTTAGGAACAACATCATCTAATTTAACAGTGGTTCCATCAACTACAGTAAATGCGGTTTGGTACGATACCATTAGATTACATTTAAGAACTGGATATTCATTTAGTGGAAGAGGTTATGACGGATTTTTATTCCAAACAAAAATTAAAAGAAACTCTGGAGTTTATAATTATTTTAACTCTTTAGTTTATTTAAACTCATCAAACTATGAGATTCAAAATCCAAATCCATTTATATTAGGTGAAACATCCTACTCAAAATATATTGAAATTAAAGTACCTGCATTGGTTCATATGTATGACCCAACTAAAAACCTTGAATTTGAAGAAAGTTTCTTTGGAACAAGTAGCACTTTAGATGCAATTAATACTTCAATCAATTATGAAATTGATTTTAAATTAATTAGTGCAGTAGTAACCATTGATGGATATGATTATATAAATTTAGTAGAAGGTAAATCTATAATATTACCACAGGAAGATGAATACGTGGATCTTGCGGTAAATGTAGAACACGCAACAGACGGAGATTACTTTAAAATATATGGAACTAAAGATGGTTCTCAAACAGGATTTGAAGGTTATATCAATGGAAAAATGCAAACTTCAGGTGATGATTTAACCCTATTCTATGAGGTACAAGTAAGTGAACAAATTGGTCTTAATTATATTAATACATTTACAAATACATTTACACAAACATCACAATTTGACGAAGCTATAGTATTTAGACCAGTGATTTTAAACTCTTCTATTTCAAGTAACTTTTTAATTACGGTTAATCTTAGAATTTATAATGAAACCGATAACACTCAAATTTTAAAAGTTGCTTCTTTAATATATAGCCAACCTAAAAAATATGGTAAGAAATTATTGAAGTTGAATTTAAACTCAAGCTTTTCACCTACTATTGTTTATAATACATTACCAAATACATCAGTAAATAGAGAATTAAATCAATTTGTAAATTCTATACGACCTGATGTTGGAGAAACAAAATACGTTCCAGTTGCGTTAGATACTTATGGTATTGTTGCATCAAATTCTAAAATGTCAACGGATGGAATAGATGTTACTGCAACTGCAGATCTTAAATATGATATAGAAGGTGTAGGAACAATTGTATTATCAAAGGTATCTGATAACTTTATTAAATTTAGAGTAGCAAAACCAGGCGATGGTGTTTTAAACGCAATTAGCCTTGTAAATTCAGAAGATCTTATATTGATTATTAAAAGTGGTTCAATAGAGGAAAGAATATCACATGACCCTTCATTTCCAGGAGTTGATATGGGTAACGGTGAAATTTTCTTTAAAGTTTCAAAGAGTACTGCAAACAGATTCGATCAATCAGATACAAATCAAAACGCAGACAAATTTTATATTAACATAAAAAATGGTGGTACCGAATCACTGTTATATTACGGAAACGTTAACATTATATAATGATTTTAAATAGTAGAAATAACTTATTCAACTTTAAATTTCCTAGGACTTTTATTCCTATAGAAGTTGCTGACAAATATCGCAAGTATTTGAATAGAATGCCAGGAAATCTAGTAACTGAACCAATAGACTTTATTAATTATTCTATTCAGGGTGTTAATTTACCAGGAATAACATTTGACCCTATTGAAGTTGCACCTAATGATGGAACAATAACATATCACAGAGGTTCTATTCCAATACAAAATACAATTGATAGACAATTTAAAGTTACAATGCAATTATTAGATGGTTATATTAACTATTGGATTATGCAAGATACTTTACTATATTATTATTCAAAGGCCGTTAAGCAACCATTTATTAATGACATCAAATTACAAATAATGGATGCCGAAGGAATTCATATTATAAGTGCTGTTTTTGAAAAGCCAATTTTAAATTCAATATCTGAACTTGATTTAAATATGAGTTCTAACATTGCTGAGTTTACCACATTTGATTTAAACTTCTACTACAACAAATTTAATATAGCATTAGAAATAGATATATAAAGTATGAAAACATTTTTAGATTATATTAAAGAGGAAACTCTTACTGAAACGGAATTAATGATTCTTACAGAATCTTTACAGACTGAATGGACTGATGAACTTGAAGAAAAGGTAGATGCTGCTCTTATAGAATTTTCATTAACTTATAAATTATCTGATGGATCTTATGATATCCAAAGATTTAATGAGGAACTTACTAATGAAGGTATCTTAGGTAGTATATTTGGTGGACTTGCAGGTTTTGCACTAGGTAAAACTGTTGGAAAAACAATTGCTAATATTCTTGGAATTAGAGATGGAATCATGTATGAAATGTTAACCTCAAGATTAGTTGGAGCTGCCTTAGGTTCTGCACTTGGTAGTAGAATATAATATGAATTTTGTAACAATTGACTTTTCATTAAATTCCCCTGGAATCTGTGTTTTTAAAAATAATAAATACCATTTTATTGGTTATTTAAAACCTAAGACCGGAACTAAAAAGGAACAGATATTACAAGAGGAACTTAATCTTCTTGAAGATACTCAAATAACACATCAACCTGACTGGACTAATACTGAAGATTATTCTAAGAGTGAGATGATTAAAATCCAACGACATACACAAACTGCTAGAGATATTATAGATATGGTTATTGAAATCACAGGTAATGATTCTCCTTTTGTTATTGCGTTTGAAGGATCCTCTTATGGTTCTTCTGCAGGAACTAATAATATTATTGACATGGCTGCCGGAGCCGCAATCTTAAAGATGGAAATGATGTCGCGACTTGAAGTCTTGGAAATGATGACCATTGCACCTTCAACAATTAAGAAACATGCAGGAAAAGGAAACATGAAGAAGGATGAACTTTGGATTAAATTCCTTGAAAATGTCCTTGTCGACAAAGAGCTTGAATCCTCGTCTCTTCTTAAATTCTGTAGAGATAACATTGGAGTTGTAAAAAACATACCTAAACCAATGGACGATTTAGTCGATGCTTACTTTCTAAATAATTTAGCAAGAACCTTATTTTACCCGAAGGCTTAAAGACTTAAGTTATATTGTATCTGTAACTTTTTGTTTCAGAATATCCAAAGAATATTTTAAAATAGTTTCTAAGGCATCCCCATAAATAAATTAAATAGTTCTGAAACAAAAATAAATAGAGATATATAATAAGTATAACAATATTTAAATGTATCATAATGGATTCTTTTAATAGTACAGAACACTTTGAACTACACAGAGCTTTAAGCAAATTAGTAAAGTTAGAAAAGATCTCAACAGATGAGATGGAAATTCTTCTTTCTAAATCAGGTCTTACAAAAATTAAAGACAACAAATACAAAGATGATTCCGGCTCTATTCTTTCGATGGCAAATATGAAACAATATTAAAGATTATTATATAATTAACGATAAACAATTAAAGTATTAACAAAAATTAAAGTATTTAAGACATGGCAGAATTTGACATTTTTAACTTAGGTGTGGCAGATGTAGACACACATGAAACAGCAGCTTCTTCAGGAAGTGACCTTTACAAACCAACAGCAGACGATGGTAAAGACGGAACTTACAAAGCAATTATCCGTTTTGTTCCAAACCCATCAAATCCAAGAAACTCTTTAGTAAAAAAATACGTACACTGGCTTACAAATGCAAGCGGTGATGGTAAAATGGTAGATTCACCTTCAACACTTGGTGAAAAATGCCCAATTGCTGATGTATTTTTCAAATTACGTAAAAGTGATTCAGCAGTTGACCGTAAAATGAGTGATAAACTTAAAAGACGTGAGCAATACTTCGCTCTAGTTAAAGTTATTAAAGATCCTCAAAACCCAGATTTAGAAGGACAATACAAAATCTTTAAATTTGGTTACAAAATCAAAGAAAAAATTGACGAAGAATTGAAACCAGCATTTGGTGAACCAACTCAAGTATTTGACCTTTTCGCAGGTAAAAACTTCGAATTGATTATCTCAAGACAAGGAGACTTCAATAACTACGATAAATCAAAATTTTCATCTTCAACTAGTGCGATTGACATGAATGGAACTCCAGCAGAGAGAACCAAAGAAGTTATGTCAACTATCAAAACACAATTGGATGCAGCACCTTCATTAGAACCATACGAATACAAAGCGTGGGATGAAGAAACTAGAGATTTTGTTAATAGTATCTTAAGAAACTATTTAAATCCAGGAGATTCTATGGATTCTGTAATATCAAAACCTGCAGCTAAAAAACCAGCGGCTAAAACAGAATCTAAAGATGAAACTACAGGTTCAGATTTTGAATTTCCAAGCGAAATGACAGCAACTCCAGGTGGAGCTAGCGATGCAGATGATTTGGATGATTTCTTAAACGACCTAGGAGTTTAATTAACATATATTTAAATTTAAAGGGTCAGGTTTTAAACTTGACCCTTTTTTTCTATATAATAATATATGGCAGGTCAAAAAATCACAGAAGAATTAAAGGCTAAGATTAGAAGTTTAGTTAAAGAGGCAATTGTAAAAGCACACAATGAGCCTTCTAAACATATGCTTAAGGAAATGCCAGGTAGGATTACAATGGCATGTCCATTTTGTGGTGACTCAAGTTCAGACCATAAAAAGAAGAGAGGTAATTTATATTGGGACACTTTACAGTATCATTGTTTTAATTGTGGTACTCACTCTAATGCATATCAACTACTTAAAGAACATCATGTAAAATTTAAAAATACAGACGATTCAATCCAAGTTATTGATTACATTCAAGAACATAAGATGGAAACAAATCATGTTGAAGTTTTAGAACATGACGTATTTAAATTGGCATATGATTTATCTCCAACACGAACCGAATTAAAGGAATGGTTTGATTTTTATGAAATAGAACCAGGAGATCCTGCATTTTTCTATTTAAGGAATAGATTATTATCTTCAAAATTAGATAGGTTCATGTATTCTCCAAAGGATAAAAGAATTGTAGTCCTTAATCTTGCCCCAAAGGACAAAGTTATTGGATTTCAAACACGTTCTCTTATTAAGAAAGCAAATTCAAGATATTTAACATATGACCTTGAAAAAATATATGAAGAGACTGGAAAGGAACTTACAATATCTGAAGAAGAATTAGTAAGCGTTAAAAAGGTTTCGACATTATTTAATGTGATGATGGTTGATTTTGAAAGAGAAGTAACTATGTTTGAAGGCCCTATTGACTCGATGTTTATTCCAAACTCTATTGGACTTGCAACTGCAGGTAGATCTACTGAGGAGTTCGATGAAATTCCAACAATTAGATATATGTTCGATAATGATACT